GCGGGGTTCGCGGGGATCGAGGACGCTATCCGGCAGACGAGTGCCCTCACTCTCCGGCAGGCGGCAGGACGGATCGGGATCGGCGCCTCTACCGTCGGCCGGTGGCGAGGCAAGCTCGGCCTGACTGGAGGGTGAGCGGCCCCGGAAGTGCGGGTCCTATGCCGGGGATCCAGTGGGGGCGGTGGTCTGCTGGTAGCGTCTGCGCATGGTCAGGGGGGCGGTTGAGCCGGACGCGGCGTCCGGGCATGCCCGCTGCTGGCACTGGTGGATGTCAGCCACGAAGACGTGCGCTGACGACATCAAGGCGGCCGTGCTGCACTCGTCCGACGGGACGCCAGTCACCCAGAACGAACTCCAGGCCCGGGTCGCGGAGTTCAAGCATCTGGTCAAGACCGCACAGCGGGGCAGTCTGCGATCTGAGCGGTGGGATCGGGTCCGCCGCTGGCCGGACCTGTGGGAACTGCGTTGGTCGTGGGACGACGGCACCTGCGTGCGGGGCTACTTCCACGAGCCGGAGATGCCGTGGCTCAACGAGACCGTCTTGGCCCGGGTACATGTGAAATGGATCAGCCCCAGAAGGCTCGGCGGGGAGCACGGGACGACGAAGGCGCAGGACTCCGAGATCGACATCGCCCATAGCAGAATCGTCCAGGAGGCCGCATCGGTGTGGGGCCTCCCCTCCTCAGAGCCAGTTGTCAATAGCCGCCACACCTAGATAGGGTTAAACTTATGGATGCACTGGAGGAGCTGTTCGGGCTGGATCCGAACTCCCCCGAGACTCTTCGCGCGGACTTCCTAGTTGAAGGCGACATGCGGATGCTGGATGCCCTCGTTGAGATCCGCAAGAGCCGGAGTCTGAGCCAGCGCGAGGTTGGCAGGATCATGGGTATCTCGCAGCCCAGCGTCGCGCAGTTCGAGGCGCACGACAGCAACCCGCGCCTGTCGACCATCCGTAGGTACGCGATGGCGATCGGGGCGCTGATCCGGCACGAGGTCGTAGCTGACGGCGGCCAACTCTCGGACGGGCGGTGGCAGCGGATCGACATCGTCGTGCCGTCCATCATCATGCATATGCCGGCCGGTCCCATGACGGTCGTCACCGACTCTGGGGATCTGAGATCACCCGGAGCGGCCCCGTTTCGCTACGTGGAAAACGGGTGCACCGGCCGGACCGATTTCGCCCTGGCTGCATAGCCACTCCGGCGCATCATGGATATCCGAGAGCTCGTCGGCGCCGTCGAGTTGAAGGGCATCGAATGCCTACAACTCGACGCAGAGCGCCGAGCGGACGAGGCTAAGGGAATCGCCGAGCTGGTCCCAGAGACCGAGGACGCCGACCTCCGCCTGGATGTGCACCCGGTGCACTGGACACGGACGATCGAGGTCTGGTTCCGGGCCACGGTCGAGACTGGCAACGCGCGCCTGGTCGCCGCCTACGCCGTCCAGTACTCACGGGAGGATGACAAGGAGATACCAGACGATGTGCGGGTTGAGTTCGTCGAGCGGGTCGCGATCATGGCTGTGCTGCCGTACGTCAGGGAGGCCATCCATGGCCTCGGCGCCCGGTTGAGGGTCCCTGTGCCGCTGCTGCCGATCTTGAGGCAGGGCGAGTTCAAGCTGGCCGACAACCCCGAGGTCGACGACAACTGAGAACGCACGAAAGCGCCCCCACCCGGGAAGGGTGGGGGCACTGTTGGTGTGCGGAGGGTGCTCAGCCGGTGAGCCAGATATGGGGCACGTCGTCGGCGATGAGGGTTTCGGGCTGGTCGCGGAGCCGGACGAGGGGCTGGACGGAGGCGGTGATGTGCAGGTCGGTCAGGCCTACATTCGAGGTGTCGCCGGGGCCGGGGTAGTCGGGCCCCGCGGCGAGCCATCCGGGGCGGCCGGAGTTGTCTCGCGAAGGTATCCACGTCACGCCGCCGTCGATGGAGGCTTCGAGGCTGGTGGGGCTGAGGTCGACCGGTGTCCCGGTGGTGTCGGTGGCGGTGATGGTGCCGGGCCACCATTCGCGGGCCTGCCTGTGGAGCTGCATCAGTCCTCCTTGATGGTGAGGCGTGGTCGGGTGTCGGTGATGTGGAGGCGCGGACGGGTGTCGGTGAGGTGGAGGGTGAGGTCGCGCCACACCGACCATGCGGACGCGGTGTCGGTGACGGCTGCGAGGTCGTCGATGGTCACGATCCGGGCCAGGGTGACGGCCACCTCGTCGGACGCTGCCGCCTGATCGGTGGCGGTGCGGGTGCTGGCGGTCGTGGCGGTGGCGGTGTCGATCAGGCCGAGTAGGTCGTCGGCGGTGGTGACGCGCGAGATCGCGACCGTGACCGCATCGCTGGCGCTGGCGGGGTCGGCGGGGGTGCGGCCGGCGGTGGTGGTGACCGTAGCTGTGTCTGCGGCGGTGGCTGTGTCTGCGGCGGCGGTGGTGAGCGGCCCGGTGAGGGTCGCGGTGACCGCATCGCTCGCGGCGGCGGCGTCGGTGAGGATCCGCTCCGCGGCGGCGATGACCGCTGCGGCGTCTGCTGCGGCGGCTTGGTCGGCAGCTTCGGCTGCAGCGGCGGCGGTGAGGGCGGCGTCCACCTGGTCGGTGGCGGTGGCGGGGTCGGCAGGGGTGCGCGACGCCGCCACCGCTGTGCTGGCCGTGTCTGCTGCACCGGCCGGATCCGCACCGGTGCGGGCTGCATCGAGGACGGCAGCAGCCGAGTCCGCACCTGCTGCCGGGTCGGTGACGGTGCGTGCCGCATCCAGGGTGGTCGTGCCGGTGTCGGTGGCGGGCGCGGTGTCGGTGCTGCTGATGGTGTAGGTGCCGCCCGCGGTGGCGGTGTCGAGGACGCTGGCGGTGTCGGCTGGTGTGCGGGTGGCGTCGAGGCTGGTGGTGACCGTGTCGCCGGCTGATGCGGTGTCGGCGGAGGTACGGGCCATCTCGGCCGCGACCGTGGCGGTGTCGAGGACGCCTGCGCTGTCTGCGCTGCTGTGGTTGGCGTCGATGACCTGGGGTCCGCCAGTGTCGATCGCGCCCGCCGTGTCGGTGGCGGTGGTGGTCCGCTCGATCGCCACCACGTCGGTCACACCCGCAGTGTCGGTGGCGGTGGCGGTGTGGTCGGTGCCGCCGTCCTGACTCAGGACGGCTTCCACGCTGTCGCTGGCCCCGGCGGGGTCGTTGCCGAGGCTGACCGGGGTCAGGTTGACGGCGACCGAGATGTAGGCGTGGGTGAGGCTGGTGTCGAAGCCGTTGGCCTGGGTGATCTGGCCGGCGGTTTCGCTGTAGGCCAGGCCGATCCCGCCGCCGGCCCCGGAGGTGACGGTGTTGGAGCCGATCAGGGTCGCGCCGGTGAGAGCGTTGAGCTCGGTGTCGGTGGTGGCGGCGTCCCGGTCGAGCGCGACCGCGTGGATCGCCATCCCGCCGGCACCGATGGTGACGGTGGGGCTGGTGAAGGTGGTGGTCGCCGACGAGTCGACCCGGGACGCGACCTCGTTGAAGGGGGTGGCCTGGTCGGCGTTGCGGAGGGCGATGATGCGGGCAGTGGTGTGGTCCCCGGTGTCGGCCACGGTCACCGACCCGGACGCGTACCAGCGCCAGAACATTCCGAGCCTCACCCCGCCCGCCGCGGCGGCGGTGCCGGTGCCGACCTGGTCCAGCTGCGTCCACCCCGACGGGGCGCTGATCGCCTGGTTGGCGGACTCGACGGCGAGCAGCAGCAGGTCCCCACTGGTGGCGGCGGACGGCAGCGGCACCGTCAGTGCCCCGGTGCCCGACGTGAACGTGCCCGCGCCCACATAGGTGAGCCGGGGCGGCGGGCCCTCCACCGACACCGTGTCGGTGGCGCCGGCGGTGTCGGCCGGGTTGGCGGCCAGTCCTCCGGTGCCGGAGTCCATCCGGAAGACCGCGCCGGAGATGTCTTGCCCGGTGAGGCTGGCCGGCCCGTAGTCGCGGGTGCCGGCCGCCTGCCCGGCCCACGAGGCGAGCCACACACTGAAGGTCGCATTGTCGTAGTAGGCGCCGTGCACTGTCCCGCCGGACGGGGTGGTGCCGCTGCCCATGTCCTGGGCGGTCCAGTCGGCGATCCCGCAGATGACCAGCGACGGGTTAGCCAGGGTGACCGACGCCAGCCCGTCTGTGTCCGCGGCGAGCGTGGCGGCCCAGCCGTAGCTGGCACCGACCTCGGCCGCCGGGATGCGGAAGGCCGCGACCCCTTGCCGGCCGGTCGAGGTCTGCCTCATCGTCACCCGCACGGTGACACTGCCGGTGGCGGTGGCCACAGCCCAGCCGCCGACCGCCTCCACATCCGACTCGAGCGTGACCGCCGGCTCGGCCAGTGTCCACGCCCCGGTCGATCCGGACTGGGTGGTCACGCCCCGGGTGCCGGACGACGACGAGTAGTTCTCGCAGAATCCGTAGACGACGAGCATGTCGCCGGTCTCGACACCGGCGATGGCCAGGTCGGTGTAGCGTGCGCCCGGGTCACCACCGGCGGGCCCGTTGGTCCAGCCGGTGTCGGTGTAGGAGACAGCCACAGCACCCCCTCGTCGTCAGATGTTGATCGGCTGGCCGGACAGATCGGTGTTGCCGGACCATTCCCAGCCGGACGCGACGACCCAGTCGGTCACCGGCTGGTTTCCCCACTCGGCGAAGACATTGCCGGTCACGACGATGGGCGGTGTCCCCGAAGTGCCCGGCGCGTACAGCGGGTAGATCGCGCCGCCGCCGAGCCGGTTGCTCGTGATCGTGATCGCCTCCCACGCACCCTGCCCCTGGAACATGGCGATGCAGGACGTGTCAGGGGAGTCGATCCGGTTGTGGTTGAAGGTGAAGTGGTCGCCGGAGTAGCACTGGATGCCGTCATTGTGGGAGACGCCCGCCTCGACGTACAGGTCGTGGATGAAGCAGTCCTCGATGGTCCGGTAGCTGCCCGACAGCTTCATCCCGTCCGAGCCGCCCGAAATGTTGAGCCGCCGGTAGATGACGTTGCCGGCGTAGCCGTCGTCCATGACCCCGCAGTTGCCGCCGCCGATGATCGTGCAGTCCTCCACCAGCAGCCCGGACGCAGCCGAGGTGACCTCGATGCCCCAATAGCCCGCGTTGATCACGCAATTGCGGATCGTGACGTTGGCGGCGGTGACGGTGATCGGGCCCGACACGAGCAGCCCCTGATAGGTCGCCCCGGCCGTCCCCGCCGTGAACGCGGCGGTGGAACTGAGGGACGCCTGGGCGCCGAGGTAGCCGGTGTTGGTGGCGTCCGGCCAGGCGGACGATGTCACGACCCCGGCCGCAGTGTCGGTGACCCCGGCTGTGTCGGCGGGGGCACGGCCGGCAGTGATGCCGGCCACGCTCCCCACCGTCACCGACAGGGCGAGCGGCACTCAGGCTCCCAGGATCGTGTGGGTCCAGGTCACCGTCAGCGTGTCCGAGGCCCCCTTGGAGCCGATCCCGGTCAGCAGCACCCGCGAGATCGTGTTCGCCGCGGTCGACGTGGCGTCGGCGAGGGTGTCGGTGACCAGCGCCGCCTCGGTGATCGGCGACGCGGTGGTCGCCTTGCCCGCCGCGTAGGTCGCCTTCCACGTCACCACCCCGCCGGAGGCGGTGGGGAACCCGCTGTCGATCGCCTGATGCGACCCGGACAGGTAGGTGACCAGAGCCGCACCCGCCCCCGACTTTGCCGGCGCGGTCGAGCCGGCGCCGAGCTTCATGCCGGTCACCTGCGCTGGCAGCCCTGAGGCCAGGGCGGCACGCCCGGCGTAGTACTGGTCACCCACAGAGGTGATCAGGTTGTCGGTCTCGCAGCGGGCCTTCAGCTCGCCGTCGGGCCCGCGCAGCTCGACGATCACGTGCCCCTTGATGGAGGTCTTGTCGTTGGTCATGGTCAGCCTTTCGGTGGGTTGGGTGCCGGCCACTCGTGCAGCCGGTCGCGGTAGTAGGCGGTGTGGGTGCCGGTGTGGCCGGGCAGAGCGGAGCAGCCCAGCCACACCTGGCCGTGCTCGATCAGCAGGCGGGCGCCGCAGCTAGGCGGAGCCATCGCTGATGTCGATGACCTCGCCCGGGTCGATGTTGTAGATCGCGACCCAGGTGCCGACCAGGGCGGTCGCGACCGAGGTCCACAGGGCCACGTCGATCGACCAGTAGGCGGCGATGAGGGCGATGATCGCGGGCAGCAGCACGTAGCCGGCGCGGCGCACGGAGGCGTCGAGCAGCAGGTTGTTGCGGGCCCGGGAGGCGGCGTAGGCGAACCCGATGGCGAGGACGCCGACGTTGGCCCACACGACGCCCTGCTGCTGGGTCAGGACCCCGGCCGCGGTCAGGGCGAGCACGGCGACGGAGATGAGGGTGTACAGGGCCTTGCGGAGGTTGTCGGTCATGGTCAGCCCCTCACCGGCCACGTGAAGTGTCGGGGACCCTCACCCACAGCGACCGAGGTCACCCACAGGGTGAAGTCGCCGTCGATGAAGACCTGCCCGTTGACGCAGGACTGCGGCTGGTCGCCCCAGACGCGGACGATCAGCATCGGGTAGACATCGCCCGCGAATGCCTGGTTCGCCCTGAAGGTGGCGCTGCCACGAAGCGAGTTCACCTGGGCGGCGTCCTGGGCGGACAGGGTGTAGTGGACGATGCGTCCGATGGTCGGAATCATGGGTTGCTCCAATCGGGTGTTCGGATGGATCAGCTGGTGGACGCCGCGGGGATGCGGGCCTTGGCGTGCACGGCCCGGTGGTCGGAGGCAGCGCCGGGGTTGAGGACTTCGGCGGACAGCCATTCGACCCCGCCCCGGGCGAGCAGGTAGTCGAGCGTGTGGCCCTTGTCGGTGGTCACACCGGTGACGGCCTTGACGAAGCCGTGGGCGGCTGCCCATTCGTCGGCGGAGGTGGTGTTGAAGTCGCCGCCGATGATGGTCGGCAGCTTGGGGTCGAGTGCCGCGATCAGCTTGAGCAGTGATGCCTTCCGTTTCGCCTCCGTCGCCACGCTCTTGGGCGGCAGGTGCAGGCACGCGAACTGGACCTGCTGGCCGGTGCTCTTGCGGGTCAGGACGGCGATCACCGCGCCGTGGTACGACGTCGGCCCGAACACGACACTCTTCGACGTGGTGTGCTGCCACTTCGCCTTGTCGAAGCCGATCGCCTGAGCGACCCGCTCCCACACCAGCCAGCGGGCGAGCCCACCCGACATGCCGCGCCGGAAGTTCGTCCGGACGATCTCGGGGGCCTCGGTCAGCAGGTACACCGAGCTCGCGGCCTTGCGGAGCACCGCGGCGTCGTCGTTCGCCTTGCCTCCGAAGCGTGGATCGAGGCAGTTGTAGGTGGTGACGTTCAGCCCGGTCGGCTTCGGTGCCGAGTAGTTCTCCCAGGTGTCCGGCTCAGGAGCGGCCAGTGTGAAGCCGCGGAACCGGCGCAGGCCGGTGAAGTACTTCCGCTGCTTCCAGTAGGCCAGCGTGGTCTTGACCACGCCGTAGGCGCGGCCGCGGGCCTCGATGATGACCGGCTCGCCCAGCACCTGGTAGCGGCCGTCGCCCAGCCACTTCACACCCTGCGAACCACCCACGATCACCGCGACGTGGCCGATGCCGTTCCAGCGGGCCGGGTTGTTCCGAAGGAACACCAGATCCCCGACCAGCACATCACCGGTCGCAGCCTTCGTCTTGTCGTACTGGGCGGCGGCCAAGTCACCGATCGGGGTGCCGTTGCGGCCGAACAGCCACTCCACCAGCTCCGAGCAGTCGAACTTCGGCGGGTCGTCGTTGCTGATCGCAGCCTCGGCGCCCAGCACGTACGGCTTGCCGACCTGGGCGCGGGCCAGGATCTCGAACTCAGCGGCGGTCAGCATCACTGCACCCCCTCCGCGAACGGGTCGGCCTCGTCGTCCGGGCCGAGCACGCCGGCGTCTTCCGGCTCCACCTCCGGCTGGTCGGTCTTGATCTGGGCGGCCTGCTCATCCGTCACCGCGGGCACGGTCTCGTCGGTCATCCGGGGTCTCCTGTCTGCATGCGAAAGCCCCGGCCGGTGGCCGGGGCTCGGGAAGAATGGGGTCAGACGCCTGGGGGGCGCGGGGGTGGCGGGGGCGGCAGCCGCTGCCAGATGTGGTCCTCGAGCACGTCAATGTGGTCACCCTGGGCACGCTTCACCCGGGCGTCTTCCTCGCGCGCCTTCCACAAATCGGTGACCTGCGATTCGAGCGACGACACCCTCGACAGCAGCTGCTGGATGAAGCCGACCTGTGAGGACTGCTCGGTCGATTGGCGGGCCTTGCGGGCGGTGTAGATGACCCCGGCCAGCACCAGCACCGACCCGGCGATCGCGGACCAGAACCTGAGCCATTCGGTCGCTTCGGGGGTCACCTGGGCCTCCCTGATAGTGGGGCGCGGACGGTGGCAGGGATGTGCGACAGCAGCACCACGAAAGCGAGCAGCGCTGCGTAGTAGGCGGCCCGGTACCAGCCGCCCGGATCACCCGGCGGCGGGCCGGGCCACAGCTCGACAATCCACGCGGTCAGGTAGGAGCACAGGTGCAGGGTGGGCGCCACGGTGAGCAGGCCCAGCCCGATCGGGGACCGGTGCTCCGACGCCGCGGTGGCCACCGCCACCAGGGCGGGCAGCACCCACATGCCGACCAGCACCGCAGGCGGGAGCAGCATGTGCCACGCGCCGGGACGGGCCGGGGACTCGCCGGCGATGATCCCGGCACCGATCAGGCACCAGATGCCGGCGGCCAGGATCATGCCCTCGGCCCGCACCCCGATGTGCCGGTGGATCAGCTGCCGCACAGGTCAGGCCTCAGATGGTCTTCGGCGGGACGGTCGGGATGGGGATCGTGGGTTTGCTGGTGCACACGAGCACGCCCTTCACCGGCTTGCAGGTGATGGTGGCGGCCTGTGCAGGTAGGGCGGTAGCGGCGGCCAGTACAAGGCCGGCGAGGGCGGCGGCGAGGATCTTGGGCATGGGCGGGTTTCCTTTCGGCTACTTGATGTAGGTGAGCCTGAGTTGCACGGGGCGGGCGGTGGTGTTGAGCACGGTGCCGTAGGTCTCCGCCCACTGGGTCTCGCCGGCGATGACATAGCTGAGTCCGTTGGCGCGGAGGTGGACGCTTCGATGGGAGGTGGACCAGATCGAGGTGATGTCGATCCATGCACCGGCCGCTTGGGCGATCGCGTTGCCGTCGACCACACTGCCGGACACGGTCGCTGTGGCAGCGGTGGCGGTGGATGCCATGCCTCGTGGGAGCAGGCTTCCGAGGGTGCCGTTGTTGTAGAGGTAGACCTCCGCCTTGGTGATGGTGGCCCCGCTGGTGACTGTCGCGACGGTGCCGGCCTGCCCCTTGATGGAGGTGTTGTTGAACAGGCAGTGGAGGTAGCTTTCGTTGGCGAAGGCGCGGGCCGAGGCGAGGGCGCCGGAGGTGATGACCGACCCGGCGCCGTTCTGGTACATGGCGGACGCGTTCCAGGTGGTGGTCCACAGCTTGGTGGTGGTGGTGGCCGCCATCGACACGCCTTTGTCTTCGACCACTACCTGCAGCGGCAGCGCCGACGAGCCGCCAGCGTTGAGGCTGCCGCTGCCGGAGTAGAGCCTGACCCCGACCAGCAGCCGGACTTCCCGCTCGGCGGCCCATCCGGCGGTGTTCAGGGTGGCTTTGAAGCTGGGTTGGGCCATGTACTCGCCGGTGACCGGGATCACGGTGTTGATGGCGGATCGGAGTGCGGTGGAGCTGGTGGACACGGCGGCACCGTCGAGGCTGTAGCGCAGTGTGCTGGTGGCCCGGTTGTTAGCGACGGTGGAGGAGATGGCCAGGTTCGAGACGTCGATGGTGTAGGTGCGGCCGGGCTGCAGGGTGCAGCGGAGTTCGACCACCCCGGCCTCGGTGGTGTCGATGGCCGTGGTGTAGGCGGTGTAGGCGGTGTAGGCGATCATGCCCCGAGGCAGCGGTGCGAGGATCTCGTCGAGCGGCTCACCGCCGACCCGCAGCGCCTCGGTGGAGACCGACTGGAAGCCTGAGTGTCCGTCGGAGGTGATCGACGCGACCGGGTTCGCGGCGTCGAAGCCGATGCTGATCGCGTCCTTGCTGGTGGTCGACCCGATCCGCATCCACTGCTGGATTGCGTTCGACGCGGACGGGTTCGCCGTCCATGCCTGGAAGCCATTGTTGGGCTCGGCGCGTAGATGGGTGCCGGTCGTGGGACCCCAATAGGTGTTGATCGTGAAGATGTCGGTGGACGACATTTTGTTGGCCGTGATGCCGCCGTCAACAATGAGGCTGCCAGTGACCATTCTACGGAAATAGGCGTCGTCGAAGATGACCCGCGCGCCAGCAACGGCTCCCGAAGCTGCCACAATGTACGGCACTGCGTAGGCGACGCCCTCGGGCACGGTGGCCGTTACGGCCACCTTCGACCAACCCGAAGTGGTGGGCGTGACCGAGGTCCCTGACGGAGACTGGACAAGGGTGCCATCGGCGGCACGCATCTTGATTGCGGCGGCCAGCGGGGACTGCGTGCCGCTAAGCGCCTTGATGAAGTATTCGTAATACAGCTGGTCGCCCTGCGACACAGGCGCATGGTAGGACGAATCGTTCAGTGGCCCGTTCCAGTAGACCAGGTCCGTGGTCGTGGTGATATTGCCCGCATACAAGTACGAGAAGCCGTAGCTGCCAGACCGGAAGTATGTGGGGCTCGCGACCATCGTGCCCGTGGGAATCTGGGCCGGACTAACATTGCCGGTCTCGCACCCTCCATTGGCAATCAAGTTATCGAATGCGCCGATCAGCACCTTGTTGGCCAGCACCGATCCGACTTCGAGCCGGGACCCGGCCAGAGACCCGAAGGTGCCCGCCCCGATGTCGATCTGGGGGATGTAGACGGGGTCGAGCGGCACCGACTCCCACGCGGTCCCGGTCCACCGGTAGACGGCGATCAATGCCCCGGAAGCGTTGCGTCGCTCGTATTTGTCGTTCGCTACCCCCGTGTAGCTGGCCGGAGGGGTAGCGGTCCCGGTCAGGATGCTGTTCTTGGCGTCGATCGACGGGCGCACCGTGGTGATCGTGTAGTCCCGGATGGCGTCGATGGCCGCCTGCGCCATGTCGTTGCTGACCGCCCGCTGCGGCACCCCCGACGCCTGCGCCGACGGGACTGAATAGTTGCCCGACATGTCGACCGCGACCAGCCGCACATAGTAGGTCGTGCCGTAGGTGAGCCCCGACAATGTGACCGTCCCGCCGCGCAGGAAGGACGCTTTGCGGGTGGTCGACGACGCCGTCAGGTCCGGGGTGAATCCGCTGGTGGTGGACAGGTGCACCTCGCAGCGCACGAAGTCGGCGGGCATCTCGCCACCCATGTGGTCCAGACCCGACCAGGCTGTTACCAGAGCACCCAGGTAGCTCGACACGGTCGGTGTCGCTGGCCCGTTGGGTGCCTCGGTGTCCGTCCCGAAGGTGATGCTGGCGGTGGCGGACTGGACGCCTGGCTCGGTCGTCGTCACACCCAGAGCCCGCACCGTGAACAACCACGCCGACCCGACCATGAAGTCGGGCCACTCCACACTGGTGCCCGATGCGCTGGTGATCCGCCGCCACGCCGCCGCCGGCGTCTGGCCCTGCGGCTGCCCCCACAGCTCGTAGCCGGACACGTCCAGCGCTGTCCCGTCCGTCGCGGCCGTCACCGCCGCCCACGACGCGGACAGCCGCACCCGCCACTCCCCGAACGGATTCTGGTACAGCGTGCCGGTCACGGTCAGGCCGGTGGGGGCGGCGGGCTGCCGGAAGTCCTGCGGCTCCACCTGCACGGTGGTGCCGTTGCCGATCACACCGGTGGTGCCGCCGGTGATCGCCGACACCCGGCCCGCCAACGCCAAATCCTTCGCCGTGAAACGGTCACCCAACACAATGTTGCCGGACAGCCCGTTCTGCTCGTCCCGGGTGATCGTGATCTGCATCACCCTCAGCCGCTCATCACCATCCGCGCCAGGCGCCGTCACCCAGTCGCCGACCTGGTAGTCCCGGAACGGCAACCACTTCCCGGACATGGTCAACGTCCTGGTGTATTCGCCCTTGATGCGGTTCCGGTCGTCGAGCTCGGCGTTACCGGTGTCCTCCAGGTCGTCGTCATCCTTGACGCCGGCCGAGTCGATCATCGCCTCCCACCGGCCGTACAGCTCCGGCACGCTGGGGTCCTTCACGGTGACCTTGTGCTTGCCGTCGCCCTTCACCAGCACCCGGGCGACCCGGTCCGCCTGCGACGTCTTCGACGGGGCATCGGTCAGATCGTCCCCGTACAGCAGACGCACCGTCGCAGACAGGTCGGCCGAGGCCGACGACGGGTTGTAGATCCGCAAACCCCTGCCTCTGGTGCGCCAGTCACACAGCCCGTTCTTCACCAGGGCGTCGAGCTTGTCGTGCAAAGGCTGCCCGGCCGGGAACGCGCGGCCTTCGGCGTTCTTGCCGAGCTTCTTCGCCCAGCTGTTGCCGCCGGAATCCTTCGTGGTCGACCACGAATCCCGCAGCACCGGCACCGCCGGACCCGACCTCGCGTCGTGCTCGTCCAGCATCTTCTTGCACACATCGCCCGCATCCGAGCTGGCCGGGAACAGCCTCTGCCCGGCGTACTTCGACTTCTTGCCCTGCAGGGCACCCGTGTTCAGGTCGCACACCTTGTTCAGCAGCCACGACCACGACGGCAGTGTCAGGTCGTGCACCCGCGCCGTGTCGGTCTTGTCGTAGTCGTCGCCGACCATCAGGTACCGGCAGTTGTCCGGCTCCACCCAATCGGCAGGGCCGCCCAGCCAATTGACCTCCAGCGCCACATCGAGGCCGGCGTTCAGGCCGCGCGCGGCGATCGCCCCACCTTCGGCCAGCTCCGAATACTTCACCGTGAGCGCGCCGTCGTTGTTGTGCACCACCGACGCCTGCCACGACAGCGGCGCCGGCAACACACCCAGCGGAGTGTCCGTCCCAGGCTGGTAGGCCCTGAGGCGCAAGTCGTAGCTCATTTGCCGCACCCCCGACCCTGATCGGTGCCACGCTGGAGCCCATCACCCTCAAAGGAGAGGCCATGACCGAATACCGGTTCGTCACCTTCAACCAGCCCATTGGCCCCATCGTCCCGCCCGTGGGGGGCGTGGCGACGCTGACGATCGATTTCCTCGAATCGATCCCGGCGCTGGCCGAGCAGATGGAGGGCTGGGAGGTCGTCGGGTTCCACGTCGTCCCAGCCAGCGAGAGCATGCTTCTGATGCTGCTGCTCAAGATGGACGTCACCGTCCCTGACAATCCGGCAGGTGTGGCTGGTGAGCTCGACCAGCAGCCGGGCACTTAGCGCCTTCGCCGGGTCCGCAGAGATCACTCCCTGCACGAGACGCGCAGGATCGGCCGAGATCACGCCGTGCATCACCTTGGCCGGGTCGGCCGAGATCACACCCTGCACGGTCAGCGCCGGGTCCGCCGAGAGGATCACAGGTAGCTCCCTTGCGCTCGCACCGCCAGAGTCGTGGCCGCGGTCATGCCCGACCCGGACGCCGAGATCAGCACCTTTCTGGTCGTCGCGGTCTGCACCACCGGCCACAACTGCAACCGGCCCGCCGCCGGGAAGCTGACCAGGCCGGACACGTCCGTGCCGCCTGAGGCCCATGCACTATCCGACGACGACAGCCGACCCGACAGCGGCCTCGCGGACAGGTACAGGTACTGGCCGGCCGCCACCGTGCCCGTGTACGAGATCCCCGTCCCCGTCGTCGGATCAGTGACGTACGGATTCGTGCACGGCCCGCCCACCCGCACCACCGCATCCACAACCGGCCCGGTAGACCCCGACAGGCCAGCCATCTCGACATTGGTCAGAGCGGACGCGAACACGATCGCCGACGACGTCCACACCGCGGTGCGGAAGAACACGCCGGGCACCCGGTACTGGGCGGTGATCCTCGCGGTCCGGGCGTAGGTGAAGTCGTCCTGGCTGATCGACTTCAGCTTGGCCACCGCGGACGTGGCCAGTGCACCGGACACCCTCGACAGGGTCAGGGTGGGTGCGGCCAGGATCGCGGTGGCCTGATTCACCGCCTCTTCCAGCGCCGCCTGGGACGCCTGCCGGGACCGTAGCGTCAGTGTGACGGTCGGCTCCTCGTACACCGGCAGGCCGGGGGCGAGCGCACCATGCTGGCCGGGGATCACGATCGACACGTCCCGTACTGTCACCGGCGGACGCCACACCGTCGCGTCGGTCAGGAACAGGTTCCCGAAAGCGGTTTCGAACGGGACGCCGTTGACCGTCCACGAGAAGTCGCTGGCCATCAGGACCCCCCACCGAAGCCGAGCGCGGCCGCGGCCTGCAGGCCGCGGTTCACGGTCGCTGAGCTGGGCTCGGGGATCGGGTAGTGGGTCACCGCGCTCACGTTGATCGTCGGGCCGGCGGCAGGCTGGCCGTACAGCACCTGCCGGGCCACCCGGTAGTCCCGGATTCCACCGTCGGCGTTCCGCCAGATCACGTCACCGCCGAGCCGGTCCGCCACCTCCGACGTGATCGTGCGCGACCTGGTCTTCTTGCCGGGATGGCCGCTGACGAACGCTTCCCACGGTCCCGCGCCGGTCTCAGCCCACTGGATACCCCGCGGGCCGCGGTTCGGCTGGATCTGCGGCTGCTGCGCACCGATCGTCCCGTCGAGACCACCGTCTGCGAACGACTTCCGGATACCAGCGCCAGCGAGGGCCGAGTAGATCGCCCCATCGGCGGTCGAGAACTGCGGGCCACCGTTGATCCGCCACACCGTCTTCAGGGTCACGTCGAACGTGGACTGGGTCAGCTTGGGGCGGATCTTCGGGTACTTGTCGCCCGGCTTCCACACCTTCCACTCGCGGCCGCCCTTGTTGTCGAGCGTCGACTCGATGTTGGCCTTCACGTCGGCCGGGATCAGACCCATCTCGTCGGCCATCTCACGGGCCTTGGTTCCCCCGTACCCGGCCGCGATCGCCGCGTTGACGTAGGCGACTCGTGCCCGCTTGGTCGCCTCCGCCGCCTCGTCGCTCGAGTGTCCCTGCGCGACGAGGGTCTGGACGTAAGCGTGGGCGGAGGTTGCGAGCTCGTCGAGTGCCCGCTTGTTCTGCCGGTTCACCTCGTAGTCGAGCGAGGTCGACCCGACCTTCTGCTGCTTCTTCCGGTTCTTCCTAATCGTTTCGTCGGCGTCGTCGATCGCCGCCTCGAACCCAATCTTGGTTCCGGACATCTTGAGGGCGTCCTGCGCGACCTTGAACATCGACGCAGCGAACGCCTCCGCAGACTCGGTCGCCCCCACAAGGGCGCGGTCCGTGTCCGAGAGAGAGTCGGTGAGTTCCCCGTTGCTCTGCATCGCCAGCTGGATTGCGCCGGGCACCTGCCCGCGCATCCACCCCACATAGTCCTCGGCAGCCAAGTTGGTGACGCCGTACTGCTGAGCGAGCGCCTGCAGGCGTGCCTTGTACTGCGGGAACTGGGCCAAGAGCGCCTCGTTGCTCACGCCCTGCTCTCGCGCGGCCCGGGAGATCTGCTGGAAGGACGTGACGGCCTGGTCGCTGTCCATCGTGGCGAGGGCCTGGTCGACCTTCGACACCTGTTCGGCCAGCTGGTCGAAGTTGGTCTTCAGCCCGACCAAGCCGTGCATGGTCCGAGCGAGCCCGTTCCCGAAGCCGGAGAGGCCCTCGCCGCCGGCCGCAAGGTCCCGGAGTGCCTCACCGGTGCTTCTGACCAGGGGTGCGCCGGTGCGGAACCCGAGGATCGAGGATTGTACCTCGCCGAGTTCGCTGTTGAGCTTCGTCAGGCCGCCACCGGTGCCTGCGCTGGCGGCGGCCTCGGCCATGTCGGCCAGTGAGCTGGCGGTCTTGTCGATCGCGGCCTGCTGCATCGACCCGAAGACCGACGCGATCTGCAGCGTGGCGAGCGCGATACCGAGGGCCTTGGCACCCTTGGTGACGCCGCTGATCGCCTTGCTCGCGTTCGGTGCCTCGGTGCTGATCTTGCGGAGCGCATCGCGATAGTCGGCAAAGGCGGTCACGCCCTTCAGCAGCATTCCGGTAGCGAGCAGGCCGACCCCGGTGAGCGCCGTCATCCGGGCGCCTGCTCCCAGCAGTGGTGCGGGAAGCTCACCGATCGCGTTCACAGCGCCGGTGGCGCTCTGCGTGAGGCCGCGCAGCATCTCGTTCATGCCGGATCCGGACTGGATCAGGGCCGAATCGATCGCCCCCGACAGCTGCTCTACATCACCCGCCAAGTTGTCGAGGCGGGTGGCGGCCGCCCGGGCGGCATAGCCTGCATCGTCGACCTGGTTGACCCAGGATTCGATGCCCTTCGCGCCCTGGTCGAAAAGCACCCGGGCCGCAGTCACCTGCTGGTTGCCGAACAGAATCCCCAGGGACGCGTCCTTGGCCTTGTCGGACACCCCGGCGTACGCCTTCTGCAGCTCGCCGGCCATGTTCGACAGGCCCTTGAACTTCCCGTTCCCGTCGTACAGGCTGATCTTGAGCCGCTCGATCTCCTTGCGTGCCGCCGCGGACGGGCTCGTGAGCGAGGCGAGAACACCGCGGAGACTCGTGCCGGCCTGATCGCTGATGATTCCCTGCGATGCGAACGCCGCCAGCGCCCCGGTCGCCTCCTCGATCGAGACACCCATGCCGGCCGCGACCGGGCCCACGTACTTCAGCGCGTTCGCCAGGTCGGACACTTCACCTTGGGCCTTGCCGGCACCGGCAGCGAGGAGGTCGGCCACGTGGCCCACCTGGGCGCCGGACAGGCCGAACTGAGTCAGGGCGGTCGCCGCGATCTCGGCCGATTCCGCCACCGACAGCTGCCCGGCCGCCGCCAGATCGAGGGCACCCTTCAGGCCACCGCCGACCACGTCCCGAGCCGAGACGCCGGCCTTGAGCATGTTCTCGATACCCTCGGCGGCCTCGGAGGCGGAGAAGACCGTGTCCGCGCCCAGTCTGAGGGCGGTCTCTCGCAACGCGCCGAGGCTGTTCGCAGCATCCGAGCCGGTCGCCTTGACGTTCGACATGGCCTGGTCGAAGTCCGCGAACTTCTTCGTCGCGACCGCAACGCCGGCCACCATCAGGCCGCCGGCAATCGTCGCGGTCGTCGACAGGCGCTCGAACTGCTCCCGGTTCGCCGCCACCTCAGTCGTCAGCGCGGAGACGTGGCCCTTCGCCTTGGTCCACTGGGTGCCGATCGCGGTACCCGCACGGGCCAGGACAGGGAGCTTCGCCGCCGACTTCTCGACCGCCGCGTCAGCCTTCTTCCCGGCCTGTTCGATCGCCGCCGCGGCCTGTTTCGCCGCAGCCTCCGACTCCTTGAACCCCTGCTTCAGGCCAGAGGCGACCGCACCCAAGCGGACGAAGATCGAGCGATCGCGCACGGCGACACCCCCTCTCGGGCAGACTTGGACGCGTGAAGAAGGCGATCTGGGGGGCCGTGGTCACGCTGCTGATCACGGGCTGCTCGGGGGGCGCCGACTACTCAAAGAAGCAGTTCGGCTCAGTCAACGAACTCGCCACAGCGGTCTCCGCCGTGGAGGGCTGGTCATGTATGACCGACCAGCTCGGCGACGAGACGCACACGCGCGAAGCGCTCGCGCTGTACGGCTGGGCGTCAGGAACCTGCTCCGCAGGATCACTCGCGATCTACGGATCCGACGCAAAACGGTCAGAGCTCGCGTCGAACGAGTGGAATGCGTTGCTTCCCGGCAAGTGCCGGCTGGACGGCGGCAACTGGTCGGTCTGGGGCCAGCAGTACGCGGTCGAGGCTGCACAGAAGAAAATGTCAGGCGAGCTCACCTGCGGCTGAGCCAAGCTCGACGACGTACGGCTTGACGCCCGGGGCGGGCTTCTCGTTCTGGGTGCGCCACCGGTCGAGCACGGCCTGCTCCTGATCCACCACGGTGCGGACCTCGTACTCGCCTTCCGACCGCGGGTCGAGCACACGGGCCATGTCGTGGCCGTACGGGCTGGTGGTGTCCTCCAGTTCGGTCAGCGCCAGCGCGAGCGTCCGGTCACGCACATCCCACTGGCTCATTGCTGACGGCGGAACACCCCAGGCGCGCGCGGTCCGCAGCCAGCGAACTAGCCCTGGTCGCTCCCGGAGGTGCGGGACAAAAAACTCGGCGGGACCTCCGGCGCCGTCTCGGACAGTTCGTCGATCTCGGTGATGATCCTGTTGACCTGCGGATCGCCGATCCGGGCCGCTAGCCGGATCACCTGCTCCACCGACACGTGTTCGGCTACCGTCCGCCCGTCCTGCTCGATCCGCACGGTCGCCCGGGCGACCTTCTCGGCGCCGCACGCCAGGTTCACGTCGAGCACGTGCTGCTGGAACGCTTCGATCTCCTCGGCGTGCTCGTCCTGCCACCGCTCCAGCTGGGCGCGGTAAGCGTTGTACATGCCGAGGAATGCCTTGGCCTGGGTCTCGGTCGGGTTGGGCTGCACTGACGGGATCTTCCCGCGGAACCGCGGTTCGTCTTGCAGCGGATGGGCTGCAAGGATCGCGGCCAGATCGTCGGAGGTGAGCGCCCGTACATGCCAGCTGGTGCGGGAGGCTTCGATGTCGGCGAGTAACTGCTCGGCCTCGGCTTCCAGGGCGGCGATCGGGTTGTCGTCGGTGATGCCGCCTTCACCCCGGGCGATCTGCTGGGCGCGCTCGTAGCGGCGTTGCAGGTCGTCCCACCGGGAGAGCAGGGCGGGGTTCTGCAGGATCTCCACCGAGCCCTGGGCGAGGGTGGCACCGTCCAGCCAGTCGTCGAACTGGTCGGCGGTGATGCCTTCCTGGTCGGGCTGGCTGAACTCGGGCTGCTCGAAATCGGTCATGACGCTGGTTTCCTTTCACGGGATCACGGGGGTGGGCACGGGTTTGACCGGTGGGGTGTGTGACCCGTGAACGCACACCCCACCGGGGCTCTCAGGGGTTAGGCGACCATCGTCTTGCCGAGGCGGAAGGTGCCCTGCTGCAGCAGCGGCACCGTCAGCTTCAGGTAGCCGTCGCCGGCACCGCCGGACTGCTGGGGGCTGTCCGCCATGAACAGGAACACGTCGACCACGTCCGCGACGCCCAGCGCGACCGAGGCCGGCTTACCGAGCCGGCGCAGGATCCAGCCGACCTCACGGGCGCCGGTGAACAGCGACATCACGTCGTTCGCGGTCGCGATCCCCGCGGCGTAGTCGCGGAACAGGACGAGGTTGCCCTCGTAGTTGCCGATGGTCGGCACGACCGCGTTCGACGAGTCGGTGATGCCCTTCTCGTTCACCGTGTCGGACGCGGTCGGGTTGATGTTGGTGGTGGTGACCACGAACTGCGAGATGTTCTTGACGCCGGCGGCGGACGCGTCGCTCAGCTTCGGGCTGTCGGGGGTGGTGATCCCGGCGGCGCCGGGGATCCACCAGTAGCCGGTGACGTTCAGGTCGACGATGCGAGCCATGGTTCAGTTCTCCTTCTTCTCGCCCGCACCGGGCGACTCGGGCTTGCCGGCCGCGGGTGCGGCGGGCGGGGTCACGGGTACGGCAGCCTCGACCGGCTGGTAGGGGGTGACTTCGATCGGCTTGAATCCCTGGTCGACGTACGGCTCGACCTCGAACACGGGCCCGGCCACGGCCGGGTCGCTCTTCTTCGCCATAGCGGGCTCCTCTGTGTGCACGGCAGACAGCCCGCCGGCGGCGGGCTGCAGATCGGTGATGGTTCAGGCGGGGGTGGCGACCATCTGGTAGCGGTCGACCGCGAAGCACGGATGCTGGTTGGTGTCCGGCAAGGTGACGGCCTCATCGGGCTGCACGGTCTGCGAGACGGTCCGCGACAGGGTCACGAGCATGCCGTCGACGGTGAGCCGGGCCGTGTCGAGCAGGCCGCGGGTTCGGGTGGACAGCAGCAGCACGTTGCCGGGGGTGGTGTCCACCATCGTCACCCCGAGCAGGTCCGACATGTCCTCATCGGCCGTGATCGACGCCTCGATCCCCGGCTGCCCCGGGGTGGACCACAGCAGCACGTACGGGAAGGCGGGCCGGTCCGGGACCGTGACGTAGTGCGCGGTGATCCCCGTCTGCGCGAGCAGGGCGATCAGGTGGTCGATGATCGGCTTCACAGCACACCGCCAACCAGCTTCTCCAGCCACGCGACCGTGCGGGCCGCCTCCGCCTCCAGGGCACCCATCGGGTCCGGCACCGTCCCGCCACCCCGCGAGGTGCCGAAGTAGGCGATGTTCGCCAGCGAGCCGGGATCACCGGCGCCATGGGTGGGACCCACCTCAAGCAGCAGCGTGTCGGCTGCAGGGGTGGTGATGTCGTAGCTGATGCGGTGCGCCGCACCCTTGAAGTGTTCGGAGCCTCGCATCTCCTCACGCATCTGCTTCTTGATGTTCACCCCGGCCTTCGACATCACGGCGCGCAGCTCCGTCGCGACCGCGGCCGCCGACTTGTTCAGGTCTGCTGCGAGTGCTTCGAGTTCGGAGGCGTCCCACGGCATCAGAGGATCTCCTCGACCTGGACGCGGTACGCGACGGACAGGCTGGCCGCCGGCGCCTCGCCGATCAGCCGGTAGCTGCGGCCCACCAGTGTCGGGTCGGGCGGGTTCTCGGTGCACGTCCACACGTCCCCGACTCGCATCCGGAAAGCGCCGACCGGGAAATGGAGTTGCGGCTGCTGGGCGGTCAGCGAAGCGCCAGCCACCAGCACCTGGTCCGGCGCGGTACGTGCCCTCACCAGCCGTGCCGTGCCCGTGTATACCGGTGTGCGGTGCGGCACTTCGCGTCCGTCGACGTCGGTGGTGGTCCCGTCGACCCGGGTGACGGTGCCTGCCGACACCATCATGGATTCGGCGTGTGCCCGGAGTTCGACGAGCGCCTGCTGGATGTCGTCACCAAGCATGGTGGGAGCCGGGGTGGCGGTGGGGACGGTCGAGCCGAATCGTGAATGCCCCGCCGGTGTTGGTCGGGAACAGCATGTTCCACCACTCGTCGCGGATCCGGATCTGGCCGGTCGCGGACTCGTAGCGGCGGGACACCTGCCCGTCGTCGACCTGCACAGTGATCTGGGTGGCATCGTCGGGGTAGCGGAAGCGGTCCGCGACCGCCTCGGTGACCACCATGTCGAGCACATGCTGGTCCAGCGCCGCGGCGGTGGTGTTCTCGCGGACAGCCCGGGCCTCGATGATGGTGAGTGCCTGCCCGATCCACATCGCGGCCTGCTGCCGCTGCGGGTTGGTGAGGGTGCGGCCCAGCGTCTGCTCAACTTCTTGCCAGGTGACCATCAGGACCGCACCCCCTCTGCTACTTCCTCGCCGGCTTCGACGTGGCCTTGACCACGTCGTCGGGATGGACCAGCCCCTCGGCCCAGTCAGGCAGGGGCTGGCCTGCGAGCAGGGCCGTGGCGGCACCCGTCTCCGGGTGCCGCACGACCACTGTCAGGGCGAGGGTGCCGCTCACTGCAGAACCTGGATCGCCATCGACGCGTTCGGGTTGGCCAGCACCGGCTCACCGATGGAGTCGGCCTCGGCCTCGATCGAGGAGCCGACCTTCTCGTCACGGAAGATGCCGACGACGATGCCCGGCTGCTCGTCGGGCTCGATGCCCCACGAGTCGTACTGGGCGGAGACGGTGCGGCCCCAGTAGGTGGCGCCCAACAGGGAGCCGTCCTCGTCGTCCACCGCGACCGGTTCCGGCAGCAAGTAGATCTTCTTGGGGTTCAGCACCTTCGTGAGGGTGCCCTCGATCGCCACCGACCGCTCGTACACCTCGTACGGCGGGATCCCGGCGCCATCGGAGTACGCCTGCACCTCCGACGCGATCGGCGGACGGGACGCCGTGCCGACGTTCGTCTTGAACTGGTTCCCGGCCGCGTACGCGTTGAACACCGCACGGGACCCGAACACCAGACGGCCCGGCTTCTCCCCGTTGTTGAACGAGGCGTACAGGTCCATCCACGTCGACAGTTGGGTCAGCCGGTCCACGGTGGCATCGGCCCACCAGTTCCCAGTACCGGCCGAGGCTGACAGGGAGCCGTCGCGGCCGAACACGTCCGAGATCCAGAAGTTGTCCTCGTCGACCAGCAGGGAGCCGGCGTCGATGACCTTGCCGCGCGCCCACTCCTGCCGCATCGAGATCGCCTGGACGTTGCGGCGGATCGCCGCTTCCACGCTCTTCTTGATCCGGTCGTCGGACAGGTTCGCGAGTTCCTTCTGGGTCATCTCGTCGATCGGCTCTGTGCGAGCGATCGACGGCAGGTCAATGCTCGATGCCTTCACGCCGGCACCCTTCCCGACCTCGGGGCGGGCGTTGAACGCACGGTAGCGGGCGGCGTCCACCAGGCCGGTGGAGCCCGGGTAGAACTTCACGTGGTCGGAGGCGACGAACACGTTCGGCAGGAACCGGGCGAGGCTGCCGCCTCGCGCCTGCTCGATGACGTACTGCTCGTCGCGGGCGATCCCGGTCGCTTCGACGGGGTCGATCAGGTCAGTCCATAGAGGCATGGCTCAGCTCCCGAAGTAGAAGCGCGGCTGGGCCGCGGTGGTGGGCACGGTGAAGGCGATCGGCAGCTTGGCCGTCTTGATGTTGCCGCGGGTGACCACGGCCACGTTGACGTCCTCAACGCCATCGGTCTTGAAGTCGCCCTTGAGGAAGCCGAGGACCGCACCTGCGGTGTCGGCCCAGGGGCGGATGTCGTCCAGGTCGTCGATCCGGACGGGGAGACCGGACGGCAGGTAGCCGTCGGGGTAGTGGGTGCCGGCGGTGAAGTCCGAGATGTCGGCAACTCCGGTGATGGCCTCGTCGAGGCCGTCGGTGTTGCGCATCCAGGAGAAGTCACCGCTGCCGTACGTCTTGGTCTTCAGACCAGGCATGGGGGTTCCTTTCGAGCGTGTTCGGATCAGTTGGTCTTGCTCTTGGCTTCGCGGGCAGCGCGCCGCTCGGCCACCACTTCCGCCACCGAGGCGGGCTTGTCACCACCGCCCCCACCGTGGCCTTGTGACGGGTCGGGGGCGGGCGTTCCCGGCTTCGCGCCGAGGAGGGTCTTGAGCTTGTCGGCATCGGCCTCGAGTTCTGCGGTGGTGCTGCCGACGAGCCGTTCGGCGAGGCTCAGGTCGAGGCCCTTCGCGGCCGCGATCCGGTACTTCTCGACGAGGCCCTTGGCTTCCGTGCCCTCAGCCTTCGCGGCCTCAAGGTCGGCTGCCGCCTTCTGCTCGGTGGTCAGCTTCGCGTCGTCGATCTGCTTCTGCAGGGTGTCGGCACGCTGCTTCTCGGCGTCTGCCTTGGCCCGTTCCGCGACGATCGCCCGCTTTCCCGGGTCACCGAGCGCGGTCCACGCCTCGTCGGTGATGTCAGCCGGCTTCGCCGGCGGCACGGCCGCAGGTGGCGGGGTCGGCGCCGGGTTGGGTGGATTGGTCGGCCCCGCGCCGTCCTGCGCGGGTGGCTCGGTGGGGCCGGCCGACATCGTCCAGCCCGCGAACCGGTCGCGGTCTCGGTCGATGATCGCCTGGAGCTCGGCGGGGATCGTGGGCAGCGTGAACGGGCTGGGCATGGTGTTCTCCGAATCGCTCGGTTGTGGTCCCGCCGCCTCGCGCGGACGGGGAGAATCAGGGGAGGGTGGCTGCGATGCGCCGCATTTCGGCCACAGTGGTGCGGGCGAGCTTGGCGATGTCGCCGACGATGTAGCCGTTCTTCTGCAGCAGCAGGAGAACCTCTTTGTCGTTGCGGGCGATCGCGTAGATGCCCTCAGGGGTCAGACGCCGTTGCGTCCGCCGCTCGGTGTAGTTGCGGACTGCGCCACGCGGCCCGACCTTGACAGCGGTTTCGACGGTGCGTCGACCCTGCTCCCGGTCGATCGCCCGCCGCAGGTATGAGGCGTAGCCGCGCCGGGTCGTCCCCTCACCGGTCTCGAACATCTTGACCCGGGCCGAGGGTGTGGCCTGACGGTAGGCGTTCACCACCTGCGACGGGTCGGCACCATCGGCCAGGGCTCGCCGCTGGGCTTCGGTCAGGTCGTGGATCTGGTCGGGGTTGATGCTGGTCGTGTAGCCGTCCGGCACCCGGCCCTTGGCTGGGCAATGGACGCAGTCGCAGCCATGGTGGCGCTGGAAACCGGCGTTGTGCCGGAAGAACTTGCCCGCCAGTACCGCGCAGTTCTGGCAGCACGGCGGGTTGACGTGCCTGACCCAGCCGGTGTCCGGCTGTGCGCTGATCCCGGCCGCGGTGGCCATCCGGCCGGCCTCCACCACCTGGGTCTTGGTGAGCAGGTCCAGGAACTGCCCGCCGGTCGCCATCTGCTCGGCCAACGTGCCGCCGACCGCCATACCGGGCACCACCTGTAGCAGCGACTCCAGCGGCTGCGCCAGCCCCGCATTGGTGGTGCTGTAGCCCCAACCGGCGAACGCTACCGGTTGCAGCTTGGCGACCGTCGAGGTCACGACACCCTGCTCGCTCAGTGCCGCAGGCACATAGGTACCGGCGTCGGCAGCGGCACCGATCTGGGCTGTGCTGATCAGTGCGAACAGACGAGTCGCGATCCGGTCGAAGTCCGCAGGTTTCGACAGCTTCGACCACTCGGCCCTCGTGCCGAGGATCGCAGCAAGGATGCGGCGCTGCTGTGCGGCGTAGAAGTCAGCCGCCGACCGAAGCGGCATCAAGCTTCTCCATCAGCGCGTTCAGGGTCGGGTCGTTGGCCTCCTCAGCCAGCCGTGCCTTCTCCTGCCGCTTGCGGGCCTCATCCCAGCCGAGCTCGTCCCACATGCCTTCCACCGAGATCGCGCCGACCGAGCGGAGTTTGGTGAGCCCGTCGACCGCCTGGCTGTAGGTGGTGGTCGACGGGTCGTGCCAGCGGGCCCTGATCGTGTTCGGCGCGCCCCACTCGCCGGTCCGGAACCGCTCCTCCAGACCCATCAGCCATGACCAGGCGTCACCGTCGAAGGTGTTCATCTGGTCGACGTTCTGGACAAGCCGGTCCAGGTCAGCGACGATCGCGCCCTCCGAGGCCGGGTTGACCGTGTTCGGGTTCGTGTACCTGGTCGGCAGGCCCAGCATCAGTGCACACCAGGCGAGCAGATTGTTCACCGACGCGTGGAAGTTGCTCAGGTCGGACGCCTCGAACTGGCCGAACTTCGCGTCCTTGTTCTCGGTGGCCCGGATCGCGGTGAAATACGCCTCCCAGATCGGCAGCATCTTGCCGTCCGCGTCCACAAAGTCCGACTTCGCGACACCCGCAGCCCACCGCGACGGGACTGCATGCGTGTCGCCGCTCACTCCCATGTTGGTGATCATGCGGGCGATCGCGTCGGTCGGGCCGATCACGTCAGCCATCTCCGACGTGCCGGCGTAGTTCCCGGTCCGGGGGCGGTTCAGGAACCCGACGATCGGCACCACACCCAGCCCGTGGTCGTCACGGTCCACGACATCCCAGCCGCGGGTGCCGCGGGCGATATGCACCGTCGAGTCCGGCAGGTACAGCGTGCCAAGGGTCTGCCTGGTGCTCTCGTCGCGGTACTGTCGCAGCCCGGCCCTCACCCTGCCGCGCGCCGCGTCCACATCACAGGCAAGGTTCCGCGGATCCTCGAGGGTGATCAGCGGACGACCCTGCTCGTCTGGATTGGTGCCGACCATTCCCCACGACCGGCCGAAGATCCTGGTCTCCTTCGACGCGAGCGCCGACTTCGAGCCAAGGTTGTTGTACTCCCACGCCTCCATCAGCGCCGGATCGGACTGGGTCTGGTCACCGACCCGGTAGAAGAACCGCAGCTTCTGGCGCCGGACCGGCTCATCCACCGCCATCCTCGGCACATTCAGGATGACCGTGAAGTCCTCCGCCAACTCCGGCGGGAGCGCGATCCCGATGTGCTTCACCCGCTGGGCGGCCTCGTAGTAGTTGTCGAGCCGCTTCAACCCCCTGAGGTCGGCACGGATCTTGGCCGACAGCCTCCGGATGGCAATCTTCTCGTCGTCGGAGAGGACCGATGCGGTCAACAACTCAGCCACAAGCCCTCCTCATCGTCGGAAGTGGAACACCCTGTTATCGACCGACTTGCCCCAGCCGTCAGTGATCGCATCTGCGCGCGCTTCGTAGGCCAGCGCGTCGGACACGACGGCGTCGATCTTGCGTGGCGAGTTCGGGTACTCCTTGCGGACCAGCACCAACGACCCCTTCTTGCGCTGGTAGGCGTTGCCGTAGTGGGCCAGCACAGCCGGATCTGTGGACTGCCTGCTCGCCCGCCTAATGATGTCCACCCGGAGCCGGTCCAGCGCCGCGGCCATCGGAGTGTCGCGGGAGGTTGGCCACGGCACCACGACATCACCGAACTCGCGAGCAAGGTCGTCCACGTCGGTGCGCCATTCGTGCGGGTCGCAGTAGGCGCGGGAGATGGTGAATTGGCCCATCGCCCAACGGAACCTGTCCAGCACCTCGCGGCGCGGAACCTCCCAGCCGGCCCCGGCTGCGCCCTCCGGCTTCTCCCAAATGCCGATCGTGAACCTGAGCCCATCCGTCATACGGCAGCCTCGCAGCACGGTCGAGTCGTCGTTCAACGACCCGTCCAGACCCATCGAAATCGCAGCGCCCGGCTCAGGCATCCAGAACTTCTGACTGCCGAACTCGACCTGCGACAGCCCATCGACCGTCTCGACATCCTCCACCAGCGACTTCGAGATCCACGCGTCCGAACCAGCCATCGACCGGTTCAGGTAGTAGCGGGCCGCCTCGGCCTCATCCCGGCACTCGTTTGGGTCGAGCATCGTCCGGTAAACGTCTTCTGGGTCCATCCATCCCGTGACCGGGTCCATCGCCGGGCCGTACACCTCACGCAGCTGTCGGATCGTCCGGTCCTTGTCGAGGATGTCGATCCGGCCCTTCGCCTCACGATGGTGGACCAGCCAGGTGGGGTCGAGCTTGCCCTGCTTGTACAACTTCTCCAGCGACTCCCACACCGACAGTTCGCCAAGCTTGCACGCCGTCGTCGTCAGCAGCGCCCAGGGTTCGGCCGACTTCCGCTTCGGCAAGTTCCGCATCACCGTCGCATACATGTTCCGAAGCTCCGGCAGCACATACAAGTGCACCTCGTCCGGCACAACGAACGTCTCCTTGCCGCCATCCTTCGATGCCGAACCGGACGAGGATGAGCGGCACTCTCCGCCATCAGGCAGATAGACGTTCTGCGCCGACCGGTAGTCGCCGATCCCGCGAATCCCGCCGTAGACCTCCGGATGGGTGTCGTGGCCCCACTCACCCATCACGAACGCCAGATTCTGGAACGTGTTGCCGGACTGCTTCTCCTCAGTCGCCAAGCACCTGATGAACGGTGACTTCACTGGACGGCCGATCGGTTGCCCATCGGCGTCCCAGCCATCGAACCGGACCGGGGCCAGCGCCTCCGCGACGCCGATCAGGCCGGCCCGCTCCGACTTCGCCCGGCCCTTCGGCTCCGAATCGACCGCCCGCTTGACTAGCCGGCGGCCCGTGCTCGGATCCAGCTCGTAGCAGTCGATGATCAGTTGCTCGAACTCCGGATCGGTCCGCAGGTTCAACGGCTCACCCTGCACATCGCCAGGGCCATGGCAGGTGTACTGCTCAAGCCACGGGATCAACTCGTACCCAAGCGAGCACTTCTGACCCTCGAACGCGGGCCGGAAGCCCGCACCCATCACGCTCCCCAGCGCTTCTTCGCACGCGCCGAAGCGGTGTCAACATCGGCACCACCAGGGACCGACGGCTGCTGGGCACCTCGCGGACCACGGAATTGCGGACGCTTTCCGGTCGCGGCGTCCGGCAGGCGCATCGCGGCAAGCAGTTGCTTCAGCAGGTTGGCTGTCGCGTTCGCCGTCGAGATCACGTTGTCGAACTTCACCTCGACCAGCACTGTCCGATCGCCCTCATCGCCCCAGGACTCATGCAGACGGAACCGCATCAGGTCGAGAACACCCTTGCCGTGGATGATCCCGTCGAGCTCGTCGAGGCGATCCTTCGCCCGGCAAGCCTCCTCGAGTTGCACTAGCTGGCTCGGGTCAAGATCGTCACAGTCGGCGCAGATCGCGCGCCATAGAGCCCGGCCACCCGCCGACAACGAGCGGGGAGGATTCGGATTCGCCACGTTGGCACCTCCTGCGGCATCGCGCCGCGGCAGTGTCGCCGAAGGCCTCGCGCCCCCGACTAGAGGAAAACTCAGGTCCGCGGACTGCGAGGCACCTCACCGGCGGTGTCGGTTCGCGGGTGCTTCGCCCCCTCCCCCAGGGGGGTCAGAGGCCGTGTGCTGCCTTGCCGGCCGCCTTGAGGTTGCAGTGTTCGTGGCTGGGTCCGAGGTAGCCGGTGCGGTCGGCGTTGTGGTCGGGTGACCAGCGTTGGCCGGGTCTGATGGGTTGGTTGCAGCGTGAGCAGAGGATGGTGAGTCCGGCGTCGACTAGGTGTTGGATGCGGGCTCGTTCGGCTTCGTGCTGGGGGCCGTATCCGCGTTCGGTCTTGGTGCCGCGCGTCTTGTCTCGCTCGCGTCGGTGTTGGTCGCAGAGTCCGCGGTAGGCGTCGGTGGGGACGAGTGTCGGGCAACCGGGCTTTGCGCAGACCCGTTTGGCCATCAGTTCCACACCCCGAGGCTGTACAGGGTGTCGGTGGTGGTGGAGGTGGTTTCGCCGATGAGGTAGGCGAGGTGTTCCTCGGGGGCTGCGCAGTCGGTGCCGAGGGTGGCTTGTTCGTCGTGGCGGCTGCGGTAGATGCGCAGCGCGAGGTGGACGCATTCGTGGGTGATGATCTCGGTGGTGATGTGGTCCCGGCACAGGCGCATCGTGCCCGCGTAGCCGTTGCGGTGGTTGGGGGTGGAGTTGCCCCGGTTGTCGACGTGGTACCAGAAGCTGGCGGGTTGGAAGCAGGCGAGGGTGTCGGGCGGTTGCGGGTCGTCGATGTGGCGGCGGACGGTCATCCGGTCGGCGGCCCGGGCCAGTTCGGTGGGGGTGTCGTGGATGCGGAGCCACCACCAGGTGGTGTCGTTGTGGCAGATGGCCGACAGCATCCCGACCTCCCTGCCTGTCCTCGCCGCCGGCGATCCCGCCCGTCCTCAATGGTGGGCCGGCCGTTGGCCCTGAGTGATGTGTGGTGCGGTAGCTGCAGCAGCGAGGACGGGGAGGACCGCCGAGGACTCGAACCCCGCACCCGCTGCTTACTAGGCAGCCGCTCTACCCGATGAGCTAGCGGACCGTTCATGCGGTAGGCCAGAGACTCGAACTCTGGAGCGGTTGCCCGCCAGTCGCTTTCGGGGCGATGTCCTCGACCTGCCGGACGCCTACCTAACAGGTGGACTCTGGGCATGCCACATGTGCCGATTGTCACAGTTGGGGAGAACTACCAACCATCACCGTCAGTGTACGGCATGGCGCCGCCGATCTGTTGTAGGTTCCGGACAAGTCACGCGCCCATCTCGTCGCGAACCCTGAGCACGTCGAGCGGGTGGTAGAGATGACGCTTGCCGCGCTTCATCACCTGCCCCTGCTCATCCAGGGCGGGACCTAGTTCGCCGCGCTCCACCCATTTGCGGATGCGCTCGGAGGACACTCCGGCCCAGCCGAAGCTCTGGGAGTCCATCGGCTGCTCGGTGGCGAGCGCCTGCCGGTGGTCCATCTGGCCGTCCCGTACCTGCCGGCCGCAGTTGGGGCAGGTGAAGTAGGCGCCCTCGTCCCGCATCCGCTGGCGGCGGATGTCGGTGGAGCAGCCGGTGCACAGCGGCCGGTACTCGGGCCTCCCCTCGCCGATGATGCGCTTGAGGTCGCGGTGCATCCGGTGGACGTCCTCGGCGAGCTCGTCGGACCATTGCTGCTGGGCGATCCAGTCCAGGTGCATCGACAGCCAGCCAGCCTCGGTGGTGATGGTGGCAGTCTCCACGAACCCGGCCCAGCAGTCGCCACGAGAGTCGACCACCCACACGTCCCGCTTGCCCGCCGGTTCGGTGTGGGCGGCGAGGGCTTCGTCCATCTCCTCGACGCAGATCCGGACCCAGTCGCCCAGGTTGCGCAGGATGCCCTCCCGGGCGCCTTTGGCGTCGACAGACAGCCGCAGCACCTCGTCGGTGTCGCGTGACCAGGCGGGGGGCTTGCCGTCCACGTTGTGGGTGTCCTTGCCCTGCTGGCGGGCCGCCCATGTCTCGAGCTGCACCGCGTCGGCCATGTCGTCGCCGGAGGTGGCGATCGTGTCCGCCCCGGACCCGGCGTAGCGGCCTTGCCGTTTCGGGCGGGCATCGAGGGTGTCGATCAGCCCGAGGCTCACGGGCGGTCTGGATCCGGGGTGGGGGCGGCTGCCACCGTGGCCGCCGCGGCGGGGCAGCAGGGTGTCGGCGACCACCTGGGCGAGCGCGGCCAGTTCGGGCAGGGTGTCGAGCCACCGCTTGAGCCGGTCGCGCCGCTTGGGGTCCAGGAAGTCCGTCACGGCTGCTCCTCGGGGTCGGGTCGGTCTCGGTGTTCGCGGTTGCGGGCGGCGATCCGCTGCCAGTCCCGGATCTCGCGCGCCCTCTTGGCTTCACGGACGCGGCGGTTGGGATTCGGGCGGGTCATGCGTCCACCAGCCCGGGGTTGAGCTTGCGACTGCGTGCCGACTTCTGGCGGCATTCGGGCGAGCAGACGGGCTCGCTCATCGCTGGGCCTCCACTCGGTGGCAGGGGCAGGCGATCGGCAGCAGCGGGTGAGGGGTTACCGGTGCGATCACCGGCCCCTCGTCACAGGACACCGACACCGGTATGCGCGGGAACGTGGCACCCTCATCGCACTGGACGGTCTCCCAGCCACCTTCGTCCACCCATTCGACCGCCCAGCAGTCCCCGGCCACCCAGTCGATGTCCGGATCGCCCAGGGTCCACGACTCGCGCTCATCGGCGGACGGGGCGACCGCCGCTTCCCGATCAACCGTGCGGAAGACGGGATCGCTGAACACCCGGAGAGCGAGGTCGTTGCTGCCGTTGTCGATACCGATCCGCACGGCGAGCCGCATCCGCATGAAGTCGCTCTCGATGGCGACTCGGTACCGGGCGCTCATCGCCCGGTCTCCTTGCGTCCCCAGTTGGGGCAGCCGATAGCGTGCGGCTCGACGCCGGCCGGGGCCGTGTAGGCCGCGGCGCGTTCGGCGGGGTTCTGCACCCGGCACGTGCAGCGTCGGGCTTCCTCGGCGGCTCGTTCGTGTTCCTCGATCTCGCGGAGTCGGCCGGCTCCTTCGATGGCGTCGGCGAGGGCTCGGAGGTCTGCGGCGAGGGCGTCGAAGTCGATGCGGAGATGGATCGAGGTGGTTGCGGTCTTCTGCACTCGGGCAGGCTCGGGATCGGGGATCCTCAACGGGGTGTCCTGGAAGGGGCCAAGCTCGCCTTTCTCTGTGAGGAAGCGCTCTGGGTCAGATGAGGCTGGGGTGAAGATGGGCATGGCGGTTCTCCGTTCGGGCGTGGGTTGGGGACCGCGGGCGGGTGTGCGCGCGGTCTGTAGTTGGCTTTCAGGACTTGAGTTCTGTGGTGAGCACTGGATGAGTCGGGTACGGGTTCCGAGAACAAACACCCCCCTCTGGGGGGTGTGCGTTAGTGGGGGGAAAACGGGTCGGGTCGGGTCGGGTCGGGTCGGGGTGCCGTGACTCGCGCGTGAGTCACGCGTGACAATCTGGTGACCGTCACGTCTCTGGAGGCGGTTCCTCCTGTGACATTCGGCGTCGCTCACGCGACTTCCTCTGGCGTTCCCGGGCGGCCTTCCGGTCCTGCTCGATTTCCTCGGCCGTGGGCTGGAAGTCCGACCAGTCGTGGAAGTACCAGCCGCCCGTCCGGCGGGTGGTGAGCTTGCACGGGCACTTGTCCTGGGCGCGGTGCCAGAGGCCGACCTCGACGAGCTTGTCGGCGAGCCGCCGGTCGGATGCGGTCGTGATCTCGGTATCCGGCACGAAGCCGTCGAGCTTGTACGCCGACGAGTAGGCCCCGCAGACCGTCCACAGCCCGACGGCGGCGCGTCCGGCCGCCTTCGGCTTCGGGTGGCTGTGGAACGCATCATCCACCTTGAACCAGGCCATGTCAGGCCACCTTCTGGGCTCGGAGCCTGTCGGCGATCCGGCCGTGTCCGCCCCGCTTGAGGACGGACGCGAGGCTGTCGTAGTCGGCATAGCCGAGCCGGCGTGCGATGTTCTCGGCGTTGTCGGTGCCGATCATCAGTTCGACCTCCTCGGCGGTTTCCGCGCTGTCGCGTTTCGGTCTCACTGCGGTGGCGCGGGGCGTGGCGGCCGGATCGTCGATCTTGGCGTCGTCCCATCGGTCCGGGGGTGGCCAGCCGTTGCGTTGGGCGTCGTTGCGTGCCCTGGCGATGGCTTGGGCGTGGTAGCGGTTCTCTACGGGTGGGGTGCGGTGTCGTAGCCGTTCGTAGAGCACGACTACGGCTGCCCGGGTGGTCGCGTACACGCCGTCGGCGTGGAGCAGCCGCCAGGCGGTGCGGACGTCGGTGCCCAGTTCGTGGGCGAGGGCGGTCGAGGTGAAGCCGAGGGCGTGGAGTGCTTGCAGGCGTCGGCGGGTTCCGGTGCCGTCCACGCGTCCTCGCTTCTGTTCGTCGAGGGGTGCTGCTTCGACCGCGAGGAGTGCTCTGGCGTGGCGGCGGTTGATGGTCGGGTGGGTGCGGTTGGCGACGCGTCGCACGGTGTCGTGCCAGACGCCGGCGGCGGTGGCGATCTCGGTCACGGACATCGTCCGGCGGAGGTTGTTGACGTGCTGGGCGATGGGCTCGATCGGCACCTGTTCGCGGTGCCCGGTCGCGTTCAGGTGGCGGCGGCGCTTGACTTGCCGGGCGCGTTGGGCGGTGCAGTCGTCGCAGCGGCATCCGCAGTTGGCCCAGCAGCTTGGGCAGGGTTCGGGGTGCCGGTTGGTGGTGCAGTGGTGTTCGGTCATGGTCAGTCCCGGTAGGTGAGGAATCGGTCGATGCAGATGCGGAGGGCTGCGGCTGCTTGTTGTGGGCAGACGCCGTTCCCTGCGAGCCGCAGGGCTTCGTTGTCGGTCACGCCCGGCACGGCGGAGAACCACCCGGCGGGGGCGCCCATCATCCATTCGGCGAATGCTGGGTTGAGCCGGGGGTTGCCGCTGCGGCCGGGTTTGGTCGGTGGCGGTGCGGGTCGGGTGAGGTGTTCCCAGCGGGTGATCGCCGGGCCGTACGGCCCCCATGCTTGGTGGCTGGCGATGCCCTTGAGGAGCAGTTCGTCGCCGCACTCGCCCCCTCGTCGTTCGTGTCCTCCCATGCTGTCAGCCACCGAGGGTGTGGGCAGGAGGTTGGTGACGATGCCGGACAGCGGCGGGCGGACGGCAGCGCCGGGGCTGGCCGATCGGTTGGTCCGTTCGGCGACGGTCGGGGTGGGCAGCAACGCCCCGATGAGGGTGTCGTTGCCTCGCCCATAGGTGGGCGACGTCCGATCGCCGTCCGATGCGGCAGGCGTCGGGAGGAGCGCGACGGTCTCGGTGTTGGATCCACCTCGTGTCGCTCTCGGTGTCGGGAGCAGGCTGTGGCGCGGGTTCTCCCGGGTGCCCATCTCGGTTCGCACGACGGCGTCGGTCAGGGTGACGTTGGCCGACGAGTTCCCCCCGGACGCTTCGGAGTCCTGCGCGGTCACCGTCGGAAGTAGCAGCGCACCAACGACATGGGACAGGTACTCCTGGCCCGGCGACTGCCGCGGCCCAACCCACGCCTTCTCGCCTTCGTTGGCCATCGGCGTGGGCAGAAGCGCTATAGGTGCTCGATCACGTCCTGCAGGCTCACCGAGTGCCCTTCCTCGCGCCCCTTCTCGGGTGCTTGCGAACCGCCGTTGGAGCCAAGATTGGCCTCGGGCGTCGGCAGCAAGGACGAAGTAGCGGAGCCGGCCGTGAGGAGCCCCAACGTCGGCAGCGCGAAGGCTGTACCACGCCGCGTCATACCCGAGGTCGGCCAGGTCTCCGAGAACACGTCCGAGTGCTCGGAGAGCAGGCTTTGGGTAGGCGATTCCCACACGTCCCGCTCGCTGTTCCATGAGGCGAAGGGCTGCGCGGCGGTGCCGCGCTTCGGTCGGGGCATCGTTGGTCTCCTGTGCGACGGTGAGGTGGTGGGTGATGGCGTTGTCGAGGTGGTCGGGCAGGCTCGCGGACGCTGCCTTCGCGGAGCGGGCCGCGCCGACGTTCTCCCAGACGACGAACATGGGCCGGAGGGTGGCGATCGCCTTGCGCATCTCCACCCAGAGGTTCGACCGGGTGCCTTCGACCATTCCGGCCTGTCGGCCGGCGGTGCTGATGTCCTGGCAGGGCGAGCCGCCGCTGATGAGTTCCACGTCCTCGACGGCGTGCCAGTCGATGCGGGTGATATCGCCGAGGTTGGGCACGTCGGGGTAGCGGAACGCGAGCACCTTGTCGGGGCCCGACTCGATGTCGGACACCCACACGGTGCGGGCCCCGAACACCTGCTCGATCGCGAGGCCGAGCCCTTCGTAGCCGCTGAACAGCGAGCCGTGGCGGAGCCTCTCGTTGAGGTTGACGGTCATGCGGTTACTCCGAAGTCGAGGGTGTCTTGGGAGAGGCGTCGGGCCGCGAGTGCGCAGTAGCGCTCCTCGAGCTCCACACCGATGGCGCGGCGGCCGGACGCCTTGGCGGCGACCAACGTGGAGCCGGACCCGGCGAACGGGTCGGCGATCACGCCCGGGGGCGCTGCGGCGAGCAGCACCTCCATGAGGTCGGTCGGCTTCGGCGTCGGGTGGCCGACGCGGGCGACGAGCCCGTTCGGGTTGCCCATCGCGTGCGTGGTGCGGATCACCGAGCCGCGGCGGGCGCCCTGCTTGGCCCACCGGCCGCCGAGGTAGATGTCCTCGTGGCTGGTGCCGAACGCGCTGCCGAGGTCGCCCATGCCGGGGCCGGTGCCGTCGGTCTTGTCCCAGATCAGAACCTGGGTGGTCCCGGCGGGCCGGTCGGCTTTCCAGGTGCCGAACATGAGCCAGGGGCGCTGCTCGCCCCAGAGCGCGAGCGCGGCGTCGCGAGTCTCGGTGGTGTCGTCGTTCGCGATCGGGGTCGATCGGCCCTTGACCATCGAGGACACGTAGGCCATGCCGTACGGCGGGTCGGTGACCAGCACGTCGGCGGAGAGCCACTCGAGCACCTCGAGGCAACTGCCGTGCCAGAGGGTGACGAACTCGTCGGCGTAGTAGGGCCCGGTCATGCGAGGAGGCTCTGCTGGATCGGCTGTCATGGGGGATCTGGTCTCCTCCGGGCATGGGAACGGCCCCGTCCTCCGGGGTGGAGGCGGGGCCGTTCGCGGGTGTTCTAGACGAGCGCGCCGGGTGGCGCGGGCGGGGTTGGCAGGCAGGCCGGGCAGCGGTCGCGCCGGGTGGGGTCGTTGGCCCGCTTGGTGGGGTGCTGGCCGGCAGCGAGGTAGGCGACAAGCCAGCCGTGCCGCTCGGCGTCGCGGCGTGCACCGGCTCCGGTGGTGCACGGGGTCGGGAGCTTCCGTCCGCACGAGTCGCAGACGACGACCACGCCGGCTTGCTGGAGGCTCACGATGGCTCCCCTTCGAAGGTCAGCACGATCCGGTAGAACCCGGGCTGGTGGGTCGGTTCGCCGCGGCGGAACGCGACGACGGGGAGGTGCTGGGCGTCGTCGTCGGGCAGCAGCCCGGCGTCCACGCAGCCGTCGATGAGCGCCTTGACGGTCGGGGCCGCGTTGGCGGGGTCTTGGCGGCGGGTCTGCGGGTAGTGGACGGTCGCGGTCACGTCGGCGAGCCGCAGCCCGACGGCTTCGCGCTTGCGGATCGCGGAGAGCGTGACCAGTCGGGCGGCCTCGCGGAGCGCCCGGGTGCGTCGTGACTTGTCGGCCCAGTGCAGCCGCCCGTTCGCGGTGAGCCACAACGGGGCCGGAACCCCGAACGTGAGGCTCACCACGGCACGTCGCCGAACGCGGCGTCGTGGAGGTTCTGCTCGCGAATCCGGGCGAGTTCGACCAGGCGCGCGAAGTAGCGCGCCTCGGCCTCGGCCGGCTTCCAGCCACAGATCGTGACCGGCAGAGGGGTGAGGGTGTCCTCCATCCATACGTCCGCCGTGGGGCGCATCAGCGCTGCCCGCTCGGTCAGGATGATCCGGTTGTCGGCTTCCTTCACCTCGTCGGGCATCCGCCACGGCACGTCCGGCCTCCACTCCAGACCGAACCGGAGCGCGATCACGAGCAGAACCCCGTCCTCGGCGTCCACGTAGGCGGGCATCATCCGCTTCAGCGGCCGGACCATATCGCCGACGTACGCCTCGGCGGCGTCGTGGAGCAGCGCCCACAGCGCGTTCTCGGGGCTGACGGCGTGGCTGAGCAGGACGCAATGCTCGGCGACCGAGTAGAACCGGGTGACGTGGCCGCCGTAGCGGCAGACGAGCGAGAGCGCGTGGGCGATGTCCACGGGATCGACCTCGAGCGGTGACGGGTCGAGCGGGTAGAACCGGCCCCCGGTGTAGGTCTGCATCCATTGGCCGCGGTTGGGCCGTGCGGAGGTGGTCACGAGTCGCTCCCGTCCGGGATGAGGCGCCCGTCGTTGGCGGCGTCGGCCTGGGCCTGCAGCGCTCCGAGGGTGTCGGACGGGAAGATCGACGCGGGGTCGAGGCCGTCGGACTTGATCGAGCGCCAGTCGACGCGCAGCTTCGCGAGGTCGTCGTCCGACCAGCGGGCGCGCGGCTTGCCGACGCGGCCCTCGAGTTGGGTCTCGGTGATCTGCCACTCTCGCGCGAACGCGTCGACCATCTTCCCCACCCGATCGGCCAGCGGGATCTCCGCGTTCGCGCCCCGCAGTGTCTCGAGGCAGAGGTCGGCCGCGAGCGCGACCAGACCGTCGGGCAGGGCGGCCAGGATGCACTCCCGGACGGCCCGAGCGCCGATGTTCTGGTTGTTGTTGTAGATGTCGCCGAGGTTGGTCAGGCGTTGGCGGCTGCCGCCGGCCATGCGGGCGTGCGGCACCTGGAACGATCTGCGGATCCGTACGTTGCGCTCCTGCTCCCACGCGAACGCTTCGATCTCGGACTCGCCGGCGTCGTCGTCGCGGCGGAGCTCGCGGACGCCGTAGTCGATGTTCCCGAAGATGCGAGCAAGTTCGCGCGCCAAGTGGATCGACGGCTTCTGGTCGCCCCGGTTCGGGACGGAGTAGAAGGCGCGGTCGGCGACGAACGGCAGCGCGCACGCGGCCCGCACCTCGGCCTCGACGCGGGCCAGGTCGCGCGGGCAGTTCTGCGCGACCACGATCGCGGACTGGACCTCCGCGACAGCACGGGACTGCTCGACAGCGGTCTGCTGGGTGACCTTCACCGCTCCGGGCGCGACCGGCCCGCCCTGGGCACGGTCGATGGCGGTTCTGCTCATTGGTTCTCTCCTTCGTCGGCGCCGGTCAGGGCGTCCTCTTCGTCGCGGGCGATCCAGCCCGGGATGGTGATGCGGTTGATCCGCTGGGGGTAGCCGGGCCACCGTCCGGTGGCGAGGCAGTCGGCGAACCGGGCGAGCGCGGCCTCGTTGAGCGCGCGGGCTCGGCGCAGGTCGCCGGTGTCGATTTCGTGGACGGCCACGAGGTAGGGCGGGGTCGTCTCGACGGCGGCGAAGATCACCGTCACGTCCCGGGCGATCCCGAGCAGGCGGGCCTGCCAGCCGTACCAGTCGGCCTGGCGGTGATAGCCGAACTTGCCGGCCGACCGGGAGAACTCGGACGCGTCCGCGCACTGGGTGGTCTTGACGTCGGTGATGATCAGCCGCCCGTCCCGAGCCGGGGTGAGCACGTCCACCTTTCCGCGCATCCACACCCGGGTGGCGGGGTGCTTCACGAACATGGCCTGCTCGGGTGTTCCGGTCAGGCCGAGGCTCGCGATCGGGTGCTCGCGGAGCGCCCGGGCCATCGCGGTCGCGGCGGGCACGTCGCGCGCGAGGATGGGCACCTCGTCGCCGTGGTCGGGGTGCTCGGCCAGGAACTGCTCGCCGGCCTTGCTGTTCCACGACGCCCCGTCGAACACCACCAGCTGACCGGTCCCGAGCGTGACGGCGTGGACCGCCTTGCCGAAGATCATGGCCGCGCTGCGGCCCGCGTCCGGGTGGTCCATCGCGTACCGGTAGTGCGCCGGCGTCGAGGGTGCGAGCAGCAACCGCGCCGAGGTCGCCGACAGCGACTCGGAGCCGTACGCGCGCAGCGGGTCGGCGTGATACACCGAGTCGGGCAGGTCGTAGACGCCCGGCGCGGGCTCAGTCGCCCCAATAGCAGGTGCAGCGACCGCCGTCGTGGTGGCGGTCGCACCGGTAGGGTCCGGGCGGCTCGCTGCGTCCCGCTCCAGAACGGCCTGCCGATCCTTCATCTGCTCGATCGCTGCGCGCTCGCCACAGATCACGCACCGCGGGCTGCCGTCCGGGTTGGTGCCCTGGGCGAAGTGACCGCAGCCGAGCAGGACCGGTCCCGGCTTGCTCATCGCGCACCGCCTTCGGCCTCGCGCCACTCTCGCTGCTCGGCGGTGACCCACATCCGCTCGATCCGGTCACCTGGCCGTGCCGACTGGCGTACCTCCTGCTCGTCGCTGGATTCGCGCCAGACGGCGCCGGTCGAATCGACCGCACGCCACCAGCGTCCGCGCACCCACTGGAATGCCTGCGCCCGAACTTTGGCGGTGTAGGTCGCCAGCCACTCGGTGCCGTCCGGGTGGTCCTCCGCGAGGTTCACCAGATGCCATGGTCCATGCTCCGCGTCGTGCTCGGCAGTCCATCCGCGCTGCTCGTGGGTCAACCGCTCGTAGGCGATGTCCCGGATCGCCGCGCTCAGCCCGTCCGCCTTGCCCTGATTGCCGACCACCTCGGCCACGGTGGGCTGGTCGGCAATCAGGGCACGGATGGCGTCGGCGGCGGCGTAGAACGCCTCGAAGTCGGACAGGCTCGGAATCCACGCAGGATGGCGCGGAGTCTCGGCCCGCTCGCGCAGGGCGCCCTCAATCGCCCGCACCACGTCCTCCCGGCTCGGCTGCACCCGCTGGGGCTCACTGTGCGGCTCACTCAATGCAGAGACAGGCTCAGTGACCCGCTGGGGCTCGGCCATATAGGTGTCCGCCTCGCGAGAGTGCTCGATAGGTGCGTCCGGGGAAGCCGTGCGCCAGTCAGGCCACTCACGGGCCTCGTTGCGGGCCTGCTTGGCCTTGATCGCGTCGATGATGGTCTGCGGCTCGTGGCCCGCCCGCCAAGCGCCGTCGAGCGCGAGGATCACCACGTCCGCCCACTCGGTGACATCGCTAGGTGCTGCTTCCACCTCTTCCAGTTCCTTGCGGATGTGGGCTACAACCCCTGCGGCGCGAGGTCCAGGGCCGAAGGTGCGGCGGCTCCATTCACGCTGGCGGACGAGATGGTCGGCGTCAATGACGGGCTGGGGCTCGGCCGGGACGCCGGGACGGTAGGACGCCATCAGGGCGTCGAACTCAGCCCACCGCCACGACGGGAGCCAGCCGTGGGCATCGTCCTCGCCGGCGAGGATCGCAGCGAGTGTGCGGCCGGCGCTGATCTGGCCCGAGAGGTAGTCGTCGTCGTCCGCGTGGTCGTATTCGGCACGGGCGTCAGCCAGGAACCGGACCAGCTCGGCGGCTGTGGTGATGGTGGTGGTCATCAGATCTCCTTGTAGGCAGCCTTCATGGCGGCAGCAACGGCTTCGCGTGCGGCCTTGATCAAGGCCTGCGTCTCCGGTGACCAGCGCTGGAGGTAGATCGTGCGAAGGTCGAGGTGGGTGTCGTAGAGGAGGTATGCGTCCACGTGCCGGTTCAGGTTGCGGACGACACTCTTGCCCCACGTTCCCAGCGCCCTTTCGGCGTCGGCGATCAGCTCGGCCTTCACAGCCTCCCGACGGCGGGTGGTGCTGGTCATCGTCCGACTCCTGCCATCGCCGCGCTGAGCAACGCGAAACCACCGATGGCCAGCCCGATGCTCGCCCCGAGCACGATCACGACGAGCACTGCCCGGAAGACCCCGACCAGCGGCGCCTCGCCTTGCGGCACCTCTCGCAGCTCGCGGTGCTCATGCTTCCTGCCGCCGGCGCTCATCGGTCCACCACTTCCCCATCGCTGATGACGATCGCGGTCGGGTCGTCGGGGTTCTCCCCGACCACCTCGATCCAGATCTGGATGTCGTGCTCCTCGGCGGCAGCCCGGATCTCGGCCATCGAGTCGGAGTCGAGCAGCGAGCCGTCCATGATCCGGATCACCCGCAGCGTCGGGTTCATGGCGATCGCCATCGCGAGTGAGACTCGGATCTGCTCGGCGCTGGACGCCTGACTGAACGGCACCCCGCCGAAGGTCACCCCGTCGGCGTCGAAGCCGAGCCCAGGGACGGGCATCACGGCCGCGGCAATCGCGGCGGCCTTCGTCTGCTCGATCCCGTCGATCTTGCGCGAGAGCGCCGTGTACTCATCCTGCAGCCGCTTCTGCTGCTCGCGGGACTCGACGATGCGACGGTTCTCCCGTGCGACCTTGTTGCGGTCCTCGATCCCGGCCAGCTTCTCCTGCAGGGCCGCGATGTCTTCCGGCTCGGGCAGTGCTCCGAGCTCGTCGTCGTTCGCGCCCATCGTCTGCACAAGCTGCTCGCGGACCTCGCCGAGCCGAGCGATCTCCCGGTCGATGTCCTCGATCTGGGAGACCGCCCGCTTGTTCGCCGCGCGCAGCTCGTCGATCGCTCGCTGCTGCCGGGTCGCGGTGTTGATCCGGTCGACGATCTCGGACGCCGACACCTCGGTCAGCGGCGCACCCTTCGGCAGCTTCGGCAGATCACCGAACGCGTGAGCCTTCCGGCCCGTGTCGAGCCGCAGGTCGTACAGCCGCTTCGACTCGGTATCCGCCGCCGTGAAGTCCAGCCCGAGCAGGTCGAGCAGGGTCCGGCGCTGGTCGGCCGGCTTCTGCCTGGTGAACTCCAGCGGGTCGAACGTGAGTGCGCCGAGGAGGCTGTCGAGCAGCGTCTGCGGCGACTTGTAGGTGGCGCCGTCGGGCGCCTTCACGGTGAGCGTCGTCTTGCCGTGCTCGTCCCAAGTGCGGGTGACGAGGATCGTTCCGAGGTCGAGCTTGACCTCTGCCCATTCCTCACCGGCCCGGACTGGCTTGGCGATCTCTCGGGACGCAGCACCTCCGGCGAGCGCAAGGTAGAGCGAGTTCAGCAGCGACGACTTCCCGGCGCCGTTCTTCCCGGCGACGATCTGGACGGTGCCCTGCGGCTCGACCTCGACGGCCTTGAGCCGGAGCACGTTGGATGCGCTGAGGCGGATGATCTTCATGCCAGTCCCTCGCGCGTCTTCCATGCGACGGCGTGCTCTTCGAGGATGAGCACCTTGTCGTCGGTCGTTGAGGCGAACCCCACCGACCTGCCGCCCCACCCCGCATGGTCAGCGAACAGCACGATGATCTGGGTGCCGGGCAGCTTCTCCCACCTGGAGACGCCGGCGGTCTCGAGGATGCGGATGATGTGGTCGAGCCCGTACGCGGTACCGACCCGCTCCCCCTTGTCGTTCATGTCGAGGCAGTAGCCGCCGACACCGACGCCGCCGGTGGGGAACAGCACGTCGAGGTTGACGGTCAGGATGCCGTGGTCTTCGTAGCCGGGCGAGGTGGATCGGATGGTGCCGATCTGGCCTTCGTAGGTCTTGCCGTTGTGCTCAACGGTGATGGTCTTGCTCATGGTTCTGGTCTCTCTGGTCTCTGGGGTGTGCGAGAGCCCCAGCCCGGCGGGGTCGAGTCGCCGGACTGGGGCCGCTGGTGGGGTCAGTCCTGGTGGCGGCCGGACAGGATGGTCGTGACCGTCATCGAGTCGATCGTCGAGACGACATCGCCGAACGCGGTCTCGATGATCCGGTCGAGCTCGGGCAGCTTGAAGCCGATCGACAGGATGCCCTGGTTGATCCGGTAGCGCAGGTTCGCGACGACCCGGAACGGATCGCTGCCGGTGAAGGGTCGCAGGGCGAGGGTGAACCTCGACGGGATCTCGAGCTTCCCCTTCCGGCCCGCTTTGGCGTCCACTTCCTCGACCCACTGGAAGGCGCGGGCGCCGTTGTCGAGCCAGTCGGCCGACTGCCACTGGGCCTTCGTGCTGCCCTGGATCGACTGGACGATCTCCAGCAGTAGCGATCCGTCCGGGTCGGCGATGCTGGACAGGTTGTCCTCGATGAAGTCGGCGAACGCCAGCTGGTCTATCAGGTGCCCGGACAGCTTGGTCCACGCCTTCCACTCGGCCGAGTGCTCCAGCTGGAGGACGACGACGTCACCACGCCAGCCGTCGTGCCCGTCGAGGACGCCGGTGACGGTTCGAGAGTCCACGTCGGACCACATCTCGAAGCCGGGCAGGCTCTCGGCGTTGCGGGCTTCGAGGTAGCCGAGGAAGCTCGCGGCGTCGCGGACGATTGCGCGCCGTGTCACTCGGCGCGGCTTCTCGCCGTAGCTGTCGGTGTCCACGATCTCGACGTCCGCGTCGCGGAGCATCGCGTAGATGGTGCCCGCGTCGAGCGGCTTGGGGTCGGCCGCCTCCTGGGCGGTCGTGATGATCTCGGTGTAGTCGGTCATGGTCACTGGGCCTCTCGGAGCGTGGTGGGTGCGGGTTCGGCGGACACATCGCGGAGTCCGGTGAGTTCGGGCTGACGGGGGTCATTGCGGGCGAGATTGCCGTTGCCGTCGACGTACGCCACCGAGGCGTCGCGGTTGAACTCGGGCAGCCGGAGCTTGATCTCGTCGTTGATCACGAGCGGCCCCTTACCGTCGGTCTTCGGCATTGGCTCGATCGTGAAGGTGAGTTGCACCGAGCCCTTCTTGCCGGTCTCGCGGACGCGCTGGGTGAGGTCCCAGACGGCTTCGGACATCTCGTCGTGCGTCTTGCCGTGGGCGAGTTCACGGAGCCAGTCCGCGAACGGTCGGATGGGCGGGTCTTCGACCACCTCGCCCGTGAGTTCGTTGGTGAAGCGTCGGTCGGTCACTGGTCTCCTCCTTGGTTGTTGTGGCGACTGCGGAACTCGTGGCCTGCTGCCGCGAACGCGAGCAGCAGGAGGGCGGGCAGCACGAGCACGCCGCCCGCATTGGTGAAGCTGGGTAGGTCGAGGTGCAGCAGCACGGCGGTCTCCTTCCGGGGTTGTGGGCGCGCGGCAACCACGCGACTGGTGGTCTGTCGCTCGCAGGTAGCGAGCCGTCCGGACCCTGCCGCGCGCCCAGGTCGTGGGTGGGGTGATGGGGAGCGCCGTCGGGACGCCTGCTGCGTCTCTCACCGGACCGGATCACACGGTGCACGCTCCGGCGCTCCCCACGAATGGCAGCGGCCCCAAAGGACACCCCTCCGGTGTCGCCCTCTGGGGCCGCTCTTCGTCCCGCCGCTTTCCCCCGTCGGCAGGACGGTGACCGGGCTCAGCCCGGCCGTCTCATCAAGTCCTCGATCTGGCGGCGCGCGCGATCGTTGTCGGACGCCGCCTTCGCCTGGGCCCGACGCGCGGCCCGGGCATCGGCCTCGGCAGCGAACCGCACGCGGTCACGCTGCACGCGGGGGGGGGGTCTCGTCCTTGGCGGAATGGCCCCGACCGGGGCGGCGCGACGACGCCCGCCACACCACCAGACCGGAGATCCGCCGGACCTTCGCGGCGAAGGTCTTCCACGCATTGCCGCTCGGTGTGGTGCCGAACGTGACCGTCTGGCCCGTCGGGATGTGCCTCAGCGTGCCGTGCGTGGTGCCGGACATGCCGAGGTACTCCCACTCCGGCGACTCGAGCGTCCGCTCCACCACCTGCCGCATGCGCTCGTCCTGAATGCCCCGGATCTTCATGCCGCCCTCCGTATCTCGGCACGCAGCGCGCGTTCGGTGGCCTCTTCGCCGGTGGGGTCGGCGTAGGCGAGTGCGTAGCCGCCGAAGTCGAGGTCGGTCTGTGCCGACTCCCAGCGGGTGTACAGCCGACGCAACCCGCGCAGCCCCATCCGCTTCCCCGCCCGGGCGAGTTCGGCCCGCACGGACAGCAGGTAGGCGTCTACTTCGCTACTCGCGGTGTTGGTGTCCCGGTCCGCGGCCCGGTCGTCGGCGGTGCGCCCCGGAGGGCCCGACCGGCTCACGAGGTCACCCGCAGGAGAGTCTCGAGCGCCGTGATCAGGTCGCGTATCTCCCGCTCGGGCTCGTGGCCGACGAACGCCACGAAGCGGGGCTCCTCGGCCCAGACCTTGTTCTGGACGCGGATCACGTGCTGCTCGAAGTTGAGGTCATAGACCACCTCGGCGTGGTCACCCGTGTCGATGCGTTCGACGGCAGCGTCCGCGGTGCTGATGCGAGGCAGGCGGGTCATGCTCCGGCTCCGATCCAGTGGGTGAGCGCGGCGTGGGTGATCAGGACCGTGGTGATCTTCCTGTCGCCGACGGCGGGGCGGACGGTCGGGAGGTTGCCCTCCCGGATCGCCCGGTCAATCACGTCGGTCGACAGGCCGGTCGCCTCGGCGGCCTGCTTGCGGGTGTAGGAGATTCGCTCGGCCATCACGCCACCGCCTTCGCAGTTCCGCGCCACACCCTCGTGACACCGCCGTTGCGGCTCGGCTTGGCCGAGGCGCGGTAGCCGACGGTGGTGATGAGCCCTTCGCGCTTCAGCGCCGAGAACAGCGAGCCCCAGCGGCTCGGGTTGTCGGGGTCCGGCACGCCGAGTTCGGTGAGGTCGTCGGCCGTGAAGTCCTGGCCCCGGCGGGCGAGTTCCCGCGCGCCGCGCGTCGCGCAGTCGAGCCACGGCTCGTCGGCGTGCGTCAGGAGGTCGCCGGCGTACGGGTCGGCGGTGGTCATGCGACACGCCCGTGCGGTTCGTAGGCGGTGGTGAGGGAGCCCTCCGGGATGCCGTAGGCCATCTCTAGCGCGCGCAACATGAGGGGCGACGCCCCTCGTCCACCGCCTTCGATGGCGGAGAGCGTTCCCCTGCTGAGGTTCATCTCGGGGAAGTGCGTCGCGACGCGCTCGGCCACGTCTTCGAGCGTGAGGCCGGCGACGGAGCGGAGGACTCGAAGCGAGACGTGAGGCGGGGTCTTGCCCTCGCGGGGCGGCTTGTACTGCCGCATCTGGCCAAGGCTTGCTGTCATGGCTTCACCATAGGGCAAACATTTGCCGTCAACAAGGCAAACATGGGTCCACTAGGGCAACCCTTTGCCTGTTTGCCCGCCAACTAGCGAATGACAGCGGCGTTGTTCGCCAACAGGCCCTGATGTTTGCCCAACTTTCGGGCTACCCTGAGCGGCATGCAACAAGACATCGAACGACTCGGCGCCTACGTTGAGGCACGTCGGAAGGAACTAGGGCTCAGCCAGGCCGATCTCGCGGGACGCGGTGGCCCGTCCGACACCACCATCTCCAAGATCGAGTTGGGCCGAGCGACGCGAATCCTGCCGAAGACCGCACGAGAACTGGATCTGGCGCTCAGGTGGGCGGCTGGGTCGTCGGAAGCGATCATGACCGGCGGCGAACCGAGCCTTGCTGGCAGCGCATCCCCCGATCTGAGCGACGAGATCGATCTCCGATCGACGAGCGTGGGAAAGAACGACGACGGCAACATGGAGTTCGAGATCGAAGGACGCGCCGGCGACTCAACCATGACGATCACCTACGGCACAGGGTCTCGCCTGCGTACGGTGAGAACCGCCGACCTCGTTGAGGTCTTCGAAGCGGCGTTCCACCGACTCCTGAACGTCACCTACGAGGTGGGCACATCGGCGGAGGCTTGGAAGGTCGGCCCCAGCCCGGCTGCGGACCAGCGCACGACTTCAGCCTCGTCACATACCTCCATCCTCAGTTCCCCGCCCCGCGGGGACTGGGATGCCCAGCAGCGGGCCGCGAGCCACGACGACGTGCCGAAGGACGACGAGTCCTGAGCGTGTCAGAGGCGACCGCCAGCATTGTCGCCGTGGATTCAGTGGTGCCCGAAGGTTGGCGGGTGGAATGGGCGCCGCTTCCGGGCCGCCAGATCGGCGAGACCTGCTGGCCTACCCAGACGATCACCATCGACCCGAGGATCCCGAGCGTTGCGAAGCGCTGCACCCTCGCTCACGAGTCCATCCATATCGAGCGAGGCCCGTCGCCGGCTCGACTGTTCGACGCGATCGAGGAGCTTGCCGTTCAGAAGGCGACCGCGCGACGGCTCATCGACGTCCGGCATCTTGGGGAGGCCCTGGCCGAGCGCTGCTGTGTGCTGCACGCCGCAGACGTACTAGAGGTCACGCCCGCAGTGCTCGAGACCCGACTGCGGTGGTTGCATCCGTCCGAGCGCGCCTACCTGGTCCGACGGCTGGAGCACCATGTCCCCTGAACCGCTCCGCATCCTTGAGGCGACGCTCCGCCGCGACTGGCTCGACCTGTCGGCCGAGACCGGACTGAGCCCCACCCGCCTCACCCTCGTAGCGCTCCGACTGATCGATGAACCAGCGGTGATCGCGGCCCACCCGGTCGAGTGCGCCCAACTCAGGAGGCGTCGGGCGTCGGCTCGGGACGCTCGTCGATCGCGGACGTGAGCTTGAGCGTCTCGGCGAGGCCGCTGAGCGCCTTGCGGATCGAGGTCAGCTGGACGTGGGTGTAGACCTCAGTCGACCTGGCGGACGCGTGGCCGACGATGGCCCGGATGACCTCGGGAGCGACGCCCGCCTCGGTCAGCAGCGTCACGGTGGTGTGGCGGCACGAGTACAGGTCGTACTCGGGAACGCCGGCGGCGCGGCAGAGCTCGCGCCACGCCTCCCGGTCGTGCTCGTCGTTCATGGGCCGACCGAACTTGCCGATCCACACGAGGTCGTGGTCGTTCCTGAAGCCCTCTGCCCGCAGCCGCTCCAGCGCGTCGTGCATCCACGGCACGATCGGGATCACTCGCCGGCCCTTGGCGGTCTTGGGCCGCACGAGGTGGTAGGCGTCGACGAGGTGCTTTGCGACGTGCCCGTCGGGCACCCGGAAGCCGCTGCTGCGGTCCCGGGGCACGTTGTAGGGCAGGGCCTGCAACTGCCAACTCACGTCGATGGTGTCGGCGTCCAGATCGACGCAGGGCCAGGTCAGGCCGCGCACCTCGGCGGGGCGCATCCCCTGCAGCAGGGCGGCGACCCAGCGCGCGGCGTCCGGCCGCACCGAGGCGGCGGCAAGGATCTTGAGGGCCTCCAGCAACGGGATCTCCTCGCGGACGGACTCGCCGCGGGTCGGGGCTTCCATCTCGAGCAGCCGGGCGGGCACGTCGTAGCCCTCCACGAGCGCGTCCTTGAGCATCTTGATCAGCACTAGGTGGGCGCGCTGCGCGGTCGCGTCGGCGAGGCCAGCGTCGAGCATCGCCCGGGTGACCGCCCGCACGTCGCCGGGGGTCAGCTTGTCGAGCCGCTTGTGCCCGATCGTCGGGACGATCCAGCGGCGGACCTGGGACCGGTCGGTGGCGTACGCCTTGGGGCGCACCCGGTGGACCTGAATCTCGAGCCACCGGTCGGCCCATGCCTTGAGGGTGAGCTTGCCGACGCCCTCGGCGGGCGCTGCCTCGCCGAGCAGCTTCCGGGCGAGTGCCTTCGCCTCACGTTCGCCGTCGCGGCCGGGGGTGCTGATGTTGCGGCGGATGCGGCGGCGGGTGCCGCGCTGCGTCCAGCCCGCCTCGATCGAGACTTGCCAGCCGCCTCCCGGGAGCGGCCGAACGCTCCCGGTGCCGTGCGGCCGGCGGGCCTTGGCCTTCGCCTCTGCAGTCATAATCGAACACGCTCCCCTCAGTAGGCCATTCCGTAGGCCATCACTAGCGGACGCTAGCCTATGCCAGCGTAGGCGCTTTGCCTAGTCAGGCCGTGTTTTCGACCAACCCGAGGGTACCATCTTTCTCGTTCGCAATGAGAAGGTCAGGGGTTCGAATCCCCTTAGCTCCACCGGGTGAAAGCCCTGGCCGGACACCAGTCCCGGCGCCAAGCTGTTCCTGTGGTTACCTGCGCGACGGGTCCTCGAGCGC